TAATCTGATTACTTGAATTGACTGATAATAAACGACTAGCAGTTATAGAAGATAGAGTTATACTCGAATTTGATAATGTAGTTGGCGATGATATTGTACATGTAGACCCGACGATTAATAAAGGATGTAGGTTTGATGTAGTCTGTAATGTTCCAGTGCCACCTGTACCGTTGTCATCCCAAGTAAAAACAACATGTCTATCGTCACGCCCGACTGCAATTAAACTTCCTGTATTTATACCTGATGATGTCGTATACAAATGTAATCGACTATATCCGCTACTTCTTAATATAGTCACTATGTTAGAGCCGTTTAAAGTACAGGCTACTTGATTTGGATCTGGTCTATAGAATCCACTCGAAGGGTCTCCGAAATTAATAGATGGGATAGATACTGTACCGTTTCCGAGAGTTAGTTTCAAAAACGTAAGACTTGAAGTAGTAGCTATAGCCTGTGGTAACGACAGAGTAACTCCACCGCTGCCATTTGAAGCGACGTTTACTTGATTAGGTGTTCCTTCTATAAACGAAGTTAAATTTGCTGCAGACAATACTCCTCCTGTACCAGTACTTACCAATCTACTCGAGGTTAATCCACTTACTGTCAATCCAGTAAATGTCGGACTCGAGGTAGTAGCGATATTTTGTGGTAACGACAATATAACTCCACCGCCATTACTATTAACATTTACTTGATTAAGTGTTCCACTTATCCAAGAACTTAAATTTGTACTAGAGAGTAATTTATTAGCATCTGTTGCTACTAGGCGGTCTGCTATTAGATTACTTAACGTCGTACTTGGCCATGTCGGAGTATATGCCGAATTTAACTGCATTACTCCACTGCCGCTCGAATAGCTTATTCCATTAATACCGCTAATTGATCCTCTTGCTCGACTAGTTGTAAAATATTGATTCGTTCCCTCCGGTAAATCGCTCGTAGTGGCTGACCCAGCAAGTACTCCACTAGTTGCTTTGAGCACTCCGTTAAAAACACTATTAATAGCAGTCAATCCGCCGAGTGTTGTTATACTGGGTTGTGAGGTGGTTTTTATTTCACCGTTTAGAATTTCAGCGGCCAGTTCTTTAACATCGAGTGGTACTAATTCAAATGTACCTACTGTTAAATTTGGACGAGTAGTAAATTTAGCAAATTTATATCTTTTATCAGAAGCGTCACGAAATACTCCTGTATATACGGGAAGATCGTCTTCTATATATTTTCCGTAAATACCAATGTCATGGAAATCAGCCTCATTACCCAATGCGAGTTCGATCATAGAATCTTCTACTTGTAAATTATTTGTTGTTGTAAAGGTCGCATTACCGTACACCGATAAATCACCTTTAACCTCAACATTACCACCTAATGTATCTACTTTAAATACTACATTTCCTACTTCGTTACTCTTAACTATAAAAGCTTCGGTGTCTGACCTATTAATGACTATCGGACCTCGATAATCATTCAATACATCTCCTATATCTATTTCTATAGGACGCGATTGGGTTTCATCAGACATAGTTATAATATACTAGTGATAAAAAAAGAATTTTACAATAGTATAAAAAAGAAGTAGAGATATCTACTTTCTATAAAAATCGTGATTACTGGCCGTTGGTCCTGCCAGCCATTGGTCCCACCAAACTGGTCCAACTATCAGTCTTTCGGGAAGACTGACTCCTTGGAGCGGCGGTGGACATACCCCGGTAGAGCAAACTGTCTACAGGGGCTGCGCGGAGTCCCGTTCGCACTAGTAAACTCCGGAATTTCTTCCGAGTCGCAGTAGTCTGCTCTAACTAGTGCCAAGACATAGTCGCAGATCTTATTGATCGATCTGCTGACAGTGTCAGGTCGGTTTCCAACGCATTGGAGCTTCCCGTCAACGGACATGTAAATGCCGATAACGAGATAGGTGCTTTCCCCGCGATAAAGCACGGAGCACACCTTGGTCGTTTCACGCGCCGATTCGGTGATGGAGCCAATCACCCTCTCTTCGATGTTAAGGGCTTTGTACCCAAACATCGACGCCGCGAATCTGTTTGCCTTGACGAATCTGAACTTACGTGTCTCCAGATCTTGGATGTAGAACACCCATGTTCTGGCTCGTTCAGCAAGCGTTTGGCTGATCTTGTCGAGACGGTTCATTTTGTTGGTCGGATTTACATAGCTAACAAATAATCCATTTTTTTTTAAAATATAGCTGTTATAAAAAAATGGAATTTTCTATTTGTATAGAACCTCGACCAATATCTTGTGTCGACTTCTTCTCAAATGGCTACACGAAGGGTCAAATTGAGCAAAACCATCGATCCGCTCCCATTAGTATCATCGAACCCACGAACTATTTTCGGAATATGTTGCATGGATGCATGTATTACTCCAGAACAAAAAGATCAACAGAAGAATACTCTCTATCAAGCGCCTCATACTCAGTCATCAGTAAGCTCAGACAATAAACATTCGAACAACAGACGCTCAGATAATAAATACTCAAACACAGAGTCAGAAAGTGTTAATCAACTCAATAAGTTCTTTGCGACCGAAGCTATTTTATCCATAGCACCGCCTACGACTTCTTCCAGAACTATGTCTGCAGATTTACCAATGGCTTATTCTACAGATTTACCAATGGCTTATTCTACAGATTTACCAATGGCTTATTCTACAGATTTACCAATGGCTTATTCTATAGATCTACCGACGGCTCATCCAGCAATTTCGCGGACAGTTTACCCCATGACTCTACGCTTAGATAGTCCCAAGTGTCATAGCAATGAGGCTAGTATCATTGCAGCGTCTCGAACCAATCCGAGTACTCTAATGTTCAACCTGTGTACTTCCGTACAAGAGAAGAAAAAATCGTACAGGTTAATCGATGGCTACATTCTGCACTTTCCGCTAAATGAAAATTCGGTCGGCAACCTACTAGCGACGGTATCATACCGATTCGAATTCGACAGCGTTAATGCTGCGTATCCTCTGTACTCAACGATCTTAAAGTACGGATATACAACGCCGAGGGTCTGGTCTTCTTCTTCGAAAAGCCTCGACGAAACGTTCCCAAATAGATTCAGGATTATCAATATATGGTTTCTGCATCTTGAACGTATCGGCGATTACAACTGGAAGAACTCGTATTGCACCGCCGATTTGCATGCAGAAATTATCATCATGACGTTTAACGGAATCTGTAATCTCACCGAGGGAGAAAAAAATATAATTAAGGCACTCTGCGAGTTACATCTATAAATGAATGAACGGGCAGATTTCTTTATACCAACAAGTTCGATGGCGACACAGTACCGTACGGTAGTTTTTATGAATTATTTCCACTACATCGGCTAATGTAGTATTAAATTTTACGGATCGATTGATTCCCAATGCATTGATGATCAATTTTGCGATTGTGTATTGATCGTTAATATGTTTTTTTGCAGCTTGATCTAATAAATACAAAGCGCGAGTTATAGTTTCTGAAGGAGTAGGAATAGATTTGTTGTTTCTGTGAGGACTTGACGGTCTTTGTGGTGGACTACAGCTGCGACTTCTCGACGAATTCCTACGAGGAGATCGACTGCGACTTCTCGACGAATTCCTACGAGGAGATCGACTGCGACTTCTCGACGAATTCCTACGAGGAGATCGACTGCGACTTCTCGACGAATTCCTACGAGGAGATCGACTGTAACTAGACGACTTCCTACGAGGAGATCGACTACGACTTCTCGAATACCCAATAGGAGTCTTTCTGAATACAGTCCCATGATTTGTTCGTGGAGCTGATAATCGAGTATGTACTTGTGCGAATCCGGTAGGTCTTAATTCAGATGGCAGCTTAGGAATTCGCACAATTTTTTGTGATGTATCTGTAACAGAGGGATTATTCGATGATTCTGCTGTATTGACTGCATTTGCCGTCATGCGATAGCTATCACTATTCTCGGGACGATCTTGAGATTGGTTATTTGTTGAAACAGATTCAGACGTCATCTTACCATCGACATCAGGAGCTGCATTAATACAAAATGAGGCAGTTACTTTAAATTGTTGACAGTCCGGAGTGGGTTCATCGTCATCATCTTGACGATACGCAATTGCAATTGCATTCAGAGCAGACATTCTATAAATATTATTATTGCTTTAAAGTTTAATTAATATAAAAAAATCACTTTTTTCCTGAATTCATTTTTAGAATATGTTATATAAAGTAAATACTATGACTAACGCATACGTATGGTTATTAGTTCGAGACGATTCATATTTTCCAGGAATTATAACATCTATATATTCGACGTATTTGACATCAACGCCACATGAATTTGTCCTTATGATATCAGATCATATTACATTAAACGACCATCAACTTGCTCTATTAAACTCGCTCGACGTTCGTATTATACCTGTTAAAGAACTATCTCCAATATATGCTACTAAATTACATATATATAATTTGACCGACTACGAAAAAATTATTTTTCTCGACGCGGATACAATAGTATTACGATCGATCGATCATCTATTTGATAACCTTCCTATTGATAAATTACTTACTCCAAGAAATCCATTTTTCCACTCTACTATTCCTATTGCGTCGTTACTCGTAATGTCGCCTTCAGTAGAAACATATAATCGCTTAATTGCCAGCTTCCCCAAATATACAGTTTACCCTAATACAGATGAATTAACTTTACTTGATTGCATTAGTGATATCAGTTATCTTCCATTAAGTTATTGTTTTGATCCAAATTTTCCACTACAGGAATATCCATTCATATTGCATTTTACTAAAATTAAACCATGGAATTTAAACGAACTCAATATAGATCCAGGCAAAAAAAGAACATTTTATCGCGATACTTATTATAATAATTCAGCACTTAATCTATGGCGACAGCTTTATAAATTTGTTACTAAACAAATTTAGTTCACTAGAACAAAAAATATAAGACTTTGTTTTTTTGGTTTATTCTTCTTCAGCGATACATAATAATTCCATATTTAATACGAGAGGTAAATCATTAAGAACCACAGTAACCTCCTGCCAAGTAATAACACTAACACCAGCGGGTATTAATGTATTAGTTATATAAAGAGCTCCGCCGCTAAAGTATGTTGTATGTTCGACTGGATAGTTTACTCGAGCCATGAAGGCTTGGTCGATTGCTTTGTGAGGGGCATTAGTTTTATATCCTATTATAGAAAATTTTTTTAGTGGAACACCTCCTGTTACAATTTTAATATCTTTCCCTATTTTGAATTCTAGACTTGGTTTAAATGATACTAGTGGAACTAAATTTGGGATAAAATTTGATTGGAATTGTAACGTGATACTCTCTAGATTCCGTAATGGTTTCTTAAAATAAAAATAATCATCAGTAGTTGGTACTGCATCCATCTTATACGCTGCGGCTAAATTTGTAGGATATGCCGTTGAAAATATGGGTTCTATTCTATGTTCATACACCGTACTTATTCCGCGATAACTATAAAACCCGAAATGATATTTGTCTGCCTCAATATTATAAGCTAGATCACTAAATTCCTTTACAGTTATACTCATAAATTTGCGTCTCGGTAATCCGTATTCGTAAGTAAAGAGGTTATTTAGATAATATGAAAAACCGAATATTTTAGCCGCTATAATATTAGTTGCTGGGCTAAGCGTTGTAATATATCCACGATTACGGTATTCGTTATCTACAGTGTAGATCCATTTGATACTTTGCAAATCTCGAATTTCAGGTGATCGATTAAGTGAATCGAGAGAAATATAAAGTTTATTATATCGAGTATTTAATAATTGGTCGAGTTTAGAAAATCCGAAGACACGATTGACGTTGATGCGTCTATTATGCATCTTAACAGCTTCTGCGACATCTAATATATCAAACTTTGACTCTTCTACCTCTTTTTTCACTGCTTCAATCACCATCCGTTTAATTATAACATCATCTTTATCACGAATCGGCTCTTCTTTGCCGACTACACTTAAATTTTCCGGCATAGTAGATCTAGCAATGTAATTTAAAGCTTTTATTTTTTCTATTGATGATAAGGGCTCTAATAGATCGTATAACAGATCGGCATGTGTATACACAAGTAAGGAGTCGTTTCTTAATGCGTCAATAGATTGCATTATATATACTATTATAGATATATCATCTCTAGATTAATGATACGATCAGGAATTAAAACCGAATTGCCGTTAAAATCTTGAACGGATATAGTTAAATCACCATTCCACTCAATTTTTTTACTGAACCAAAAATAACCATCATTGTATCCTATGACCGAACCTCTAGCGGAGTAATCATAATATATATTTCCCGTATATAGCATAAAAAAATTCATTTCAATAAGATTAGACGCGCCCGTACAATTATATATGAAATGAAATCGACGTCCTGTAGATGCAATGAATGAATCATGACTGAATTCTTCGAGACATATATTATAGTACGCAGGGTTTTTCAATTCAGCCATAGCATTTACGCCGCATATTTTCATGCCTATGATATTTTTAATTTCTTTATTTGCACTGACCACGTTACCAGATATTTTCATATTCGTATTGTTTAATTTCCAATGATATTTTCCAACGGAATACTCGGCATCAGCAGTGTTTAACGCTAAGTAGGCTCTTTTATATGTAGACTCGTCCTGTACAAATTTTCTCAAATCCGTAACTGAATTAAGTGACAGTATTTTTTTGATATCTGCTTTAAGTGCGTTAGACATCACTATATTATACTTAGTCATCGTTTAATGAAATTATTTCGAGAGGCATTAATAATCTCATTGGATAATTGACATGTTTTAATTTGAATGTTCGATCGGTCAATAAATTCGAATCCCATCCACTATATATCGGACGAAGACGTCGATTAGGAATAGCCACCATCGATACTCCTGTACGAATGGCGTTTATAAACGCTTGATCAGCCACAGGATCAGATGTTGTATAATCGTCCGACTTAAATACAAATGTTTGTTTATATGTAAAAGGATCACCGTCTCCAAAAATTATAATATTTGGGTCTTTTGAATGTAATAGATGGTCAGTTTCGACGGCTTCAAAAACATACGAACCTTTTCCATCATCGACAACACGTACCAATAATTCTACTGGAGGAAACTGCATCATCTCATATGTCATACCAAAATTTACAGTGAGAGTCTGAAGATTTTTAAACGGTTTATTAAAACGGAATTCACTTTCATAATTTTCCGTTCGAATAAGATAATTACTATTAGCTATACCTTCATATGTATCATTTAATTCATCAGGAAATTGCATATTATATGGAATATATGGAAGGCAGAAATGATATCTACGATCGACATTTTGATATGCTTGTGAAGAGAACTCCTTAAATAAAATTGTTATACGAGATGCTTTAGCATCGAATATAAATCGTGGTATTGTAAAGAACGACTGATACAATCGAATACCAATAATATTCTTCAATTCATTTTTATGGGATGTAAATGCTTTATCGGCAATATATAAATCACTTAAAGCCCATCGTATATCATATCGATTATTATATAATCCGTCTGTATTTGCTGAAAAATCTCGATACTTACTGTCTAAAAATATGTAAGTGCGTTCGATCACAGGGTTTAACTTTGCCTCTATCTGAAGTTGACGACTATCATAGATACCAAATAACGCTACTATATTATCAAACTCACTCACGACTTCTATAATAGCATTTGATATTTCGTCAATACTATGTGCTGCATATTTATCCATATCTAACTTTTTAATAATTGTCTTAATCTGTTGTATCTTATCTCTACTCGCCATACCATTTTTTTTAACTTTATTCGTAGCATCAACAAACACTCTAAGAGATCTGTCCATCCTTTATATTATTAATTCTATAAAACTATTAAACTTCTCAATTTTTGACTTCCTCAATATAGTAGAATTCCATACCAATAATTATTTTTTTATCGCTTAAATCTATAATATTAAATGGATCTCCAAATGACAAAGTGATCTCTTCATTAAGACGAACAGGTTGGTTAAATATATATTTACCTGAATTATTATTATAGCAATTATTACGCTTGATGTTCTCAAATTCTCCGATGAATGAAGAATGTGATTTGAACTGAACAACATACATATTTTCTTCTACTATATCAAAAGTAGGATACAAATTATATAGATTATAGTAGTCACCGATACTTCCCCAAAAATGGAATCGTCGATTATCTAATAAATATGACTGTGATAAAAAATTCTCGACAAATACTGTTTGTATACCCATTGTTTGATCAGGACTATAATCGGCAAGTACATAATCATGAATACGCATAACATAAATATTACCCATATCGTCAGGAAGGCAACATGTACCCGGTGTAATTATCGATCCATATGTTAGTCCCCATGTTATAGATCGGTTAGATTTTCGAATATAGTTACTAGTATCTAACGCCACATAAGCCCGTTTATAGTTTTTTATTACTTTATTCAATGTATTCCTGCCTAATAACGACTGTACATTATATACGATCTCTTTTACTTCACGTTCATCTCCCAATTCTGTCTCAAGCATATGCTCTAGTACCTTCATACTGACCGCTGCTCCAGTAACCATTCCCTCTTCGATATCCCGTATGATAAATGAGGATAATATCATTATTATTTTTTCAATTAATTTAACTGAACACTCAACATTATCTTGTGTAATTCCTCCAATCACTCTACGAATAATACCTAGATGATATTGACTAAGACGTGTGTTTATTATATATTCAATGTTTTTAATTATGCATCGTTCTAAATCAGACATGATATTATATAATTCTATTTATTTTCTATTATCTCTTCTTCATAAGTTATCTCTAATGGAATACATATCGATGCACTTGTTACGAAAATATGATATAATGAATCATCGGCTCCTCCACTAGTCGACAAATTAATACTAAAACTGTAATTGTCGATGACCGTTACATCCGTTTCATTCTCAGCAAATTTCTCGATTATCACTTTTTCTCCAGTATTTAACCCGTGTGTATATGATGTGGTAAATACTGTAGGATCGCCATATGTAACCTTTGCATCAAGATGGTCGCGTCGAGATCCGATAGTACTATATGATTTTCGTATTTTACCTCGTTTTTCGAAATCGATGATATTATCTACTTCGGTCGCATCAGATGTATCATAATCGAAACTAAATGAGTATTCGTCAATAAACGTAATATCATAGACGTAGCGGTAACTACCTGAGTTCAATTGGTCTACAGCAGAACTTGGCGTACTAGATACAAAATCTGTTGTTATACCAAACACATCTGTAACAGTACTATTAATGGGTTGACCGTGCGGATTAACTCCTCTTATTATTGTAGGATTGCCATATGTATATATAGCAGGCAAAAAGTCTATTCCTAAGTATAGTAACCGTAATCCAGCTAGTCTTTTACGAATCTCTGTTCCAGGAGTAAGATCTAGCCCTACAAATTCGAAGCTAGTAGGTGAAGTTACTCTTATAGGAATTCCAATTCCTTGACTTGCTAAAGTATTTAATTGTACCGCAATGTTTTTTTCTACTGGATCAGTGGTGTCCGATATCCAGTAGGGGCCTACATATACTGGTAACCATAAAGATAGAATAATAAGGTCACCATCGGAGAATTCATGTGGAATAGATGTTACTACGGTTGTTGGAGAACCATGTGTTATGCTATAGGCGCTTTCTTCAATATCTCTTATAATAATAGGAGGGTTATATATCGGAGGATCGGCTGGAAATAATCTTATAGTAAAACTGTCAACATTACGTATTTTTTTATTGAATCGAAATATTGGATTATACATATCGATATTATAATGTGACGAAGTATATGGTACTGTAGGCATATACATAAGCGGATAATCAATTGGCTCTATAGAAAATAGAGCTTGAGTATTAGTTTTTTCCATGCTAAAATGATATCGAATATCTTTATCATTTGAATCATTATATCTATACGACTCTTCAGTAAATTCTTCTATTAACATTTGTGTCGTTGTGCACGTTGCTATAGAATTGGCAATAGTGGGTTGTAGTAGTCGTATTTCTTTGATACCGCGAATATGGCCAAATGAATTCACTATTCCTTGTTGAAAATTTAATGTATTCGAATAATTCCATCTCATTTTATAGTCACCGCCTATAAATGGTCCTGTACTTAGATCACGATATCGATTATACAATATTATATATGCTTTCTTATATCGATACTCTGGAACAATAGAACTATAAAGCTGTTCTAAATCCGTCTCTCCAAAAATACTCTGTATGTCTATATCACGTTTTTCTTTATTGAAAACAAATGGTAATCGCAGTGTGTTATCTATAGGTTTATCTCGATCTATAATCTTAAGTTTATCAATATAATCCGCCGATGAATTATCGCCATTAATTACATAGTATGATTTCAACGGATCTTCTGGAAAATGCACATATATATTTTTAATTGACTTGTTGATGATACGACGTAGGTATGCCGCATAATTCTCTTTTGCATAATTAAACTCCTCGGATATGATAGTATTCTTTACTGCATTAATAACTCTCTCGTCTATGTAAATATCTGGATTACTTGCCAATGCCTCGATAACAAATTCGAATGTTTTGCGGCTCATTTGTGTTAATGCCTATATAAATCAAAAAATAAATACTTTCAACAGCAAAAGAATATAAAAAGGAATGCCGAAGAATAATGTATTCTATTGTCTTTCTCTAAGTTTTCCTAGATCTCGAAATTTTTTGTCTTGATAGAATTCAATAATATTCTTTATTCTTGAAATGGAGCTTGCTGTTATGTTAAAGAACTAAAAAAAATATACATCTACAGTATTAGTTTCTCTATGGTTTATCGAAGACATGATGGATAGAAATTTATGAAACAGGAGAGACTCTAAATAATCAAAGCATTAATATTTATTAGATTCAACCGTATATCATATTAAAGACTCTTTATCAATTGATTTAAGTAGTTAAACAACTTGATAAGGTAGATACCAAGCAAGCAGCCTCACTTTATATATCGAGGGCGGTCAGACTCTGAAATCTGTGAGTTATAAATAAGACACCGGAAGTCTCTTCTCAAAGTCCACAGTAGTCACTTGACTACCGCATTTAAAGCCATCAGGGCACCCGCGAGTACTCTGATATAGTATCGGACACACTCCATTAATCGCTGTGTTTATATTACATGGTTGATGATCGTACCCTAACGCATGCATAAACTCATGTCGTATAACATAGTTTCTATATTGCTCGAGAGATAATCTACTTTCAGAAACTCCATCTTTCCAATTAATTGCATCGATATAAATTTCTGGCTTTCGCGTTTTACTTTGAACGGTAACAGAAAATCTTATTTCTTTTCCAGATGGATAGTATTCTTTTTTAGTATGCCATTTTTCCATCTCATTTCTATCTGCTAAGTTGATAACTATATCCGCACTAGCCTCATCTGCAGATTCTTCTACTCTATAATGCCGCCAATTTGTACTATTTATAATCTGTTTAACAGATGATACAAAGTCATAATCTATAGGTGATGACCGAACATAATATCGAACTAAACGTGGGGATTCCATGCTATATGCTACTAGAATTATGGCGATGATAATTATTAAAAACAATCCAATATTTGTAAATATATCTTTCATACTCGAGAAAATATCCATTTTGTATATTTTTGAAAATTGATTTTTTATTTAGAAAAAAAGATAACTAATATATACTCCACAGCGCGCCTATCGAAGATGTCAATGCAAATTTTTGTCAAAACTCTTACCGGTAAGACTATTACTTTAGATACTGATCCTGCCGATACTATCGAGACAATCAAGCAAAAAATTCAAGACAAAGAAGGTATTCCTCCGGACCAGCAGCGCCTAATTTTCGCCGGTAAACAATTAGAAGACGGTCGTACTCTAGCTGACTACAATATTCAAAAAGAATCAACTCTACATCTAGTCTTAAGACTTTAAGTTATTGATTAAACAATAATAGAATAATTTATATAGTATCTGTCGTCAATGTATTTAATTCAATACTATTTAGAGAGTCTCATATTCTTCTTAAAATAACCTTATTTATTTTTTCTCCTAAATTTAACTTAAATATATAATATATAATTATCCGGGAATATATACAGATGGATCACGACAATAAATGTAACCAATATACTCATCAGTTGGCAAAAGAGCCTGCCGTTACTAGTCCAATTGATCAAAAAAATCTTCTAACTGAACAAGAAAATCCTCTGGCTGATTTTCAAAAAGTACTTGAGCATAAAGCAAAAGGTATTCTTAAAAAAGGCGATATGTATGCTTCATATCATGTGACACAGTTATGTACACAAAATAATCCTATTTTGCAGGATACTTATGTTGTTCGAGCAGGCGGATATATATCGTGCGAGGATACTTTAAATAAATTACGCATAGCTACATCTAGCCTCGCTCAAGATATTATTTCTACATACGAATTAATTAAACAAATTATTCCGGGTGATTTCGAAGTAATTCAAAATTGAAAATAATATACATAGTATTAAAAGATGGCTAGTATAAATTATAAAAATAAACTTCAAGAATATTGCCAAAAAAATAAACTTCAAATGCCAATATATAATAGTTATTCTAATGGAGTTGAAGTTCTAGAGTGGTCCTCAAAAGTAACTGTATGTGATAAAACATACGAAACAACTAATGTATGGAGATCAAAAAAAGAAGCTGAACAGGCCGTCGCATCTATTGCATATGATGACATCTGTACTAAAGCCACACCAGAAATTATTCCACAACCTTTATTGAACACTCTAACCGATAAAACTAGATATATATTTATTGATTTAGAAAACATTCAACCAAATCTTACCGACATAAGCGTTCCGAAGGAGAATATTAACTGTTTTCTATCAACATATAGTTCTGTTAATGCCGATAAATATAAAAATGTATCCACTATACATACTATTAATTTCTCTGAATCGGATTCAGCCGATTATTTGTTAACTTTTACTGCAGCCGAAATATCTGTTAATGCATCGAAATTTGATGAGTTTATTATCGTATCGCGTGATAGAAAAATGGCAATCTTAGCCTATATTTTACATACAAAAGGATTCGATGTTCTGCACTTTAAACGAGCTGCAGAGTTCGAAGCATATATAAAAAAAATGAATTTTTTGTGTAAAGATATACACAAATGAGTACTCTTGGTGATTATCAGGTTGAAAGTAAGTTTGATATCGACTCGTTGCATCCTACTTATCCATATGCATATGTATGGCTGCTTATGCTCGGCGACTCATATTTACCAGGGGTATTCGTTTCAGTCTATAGTGCAAAAAGGACAAATCCGGCGGCTGATCTAGTCGTTATGGTCACATCTGATGTATCAACAGATGCTCGACAAACATTAAGTATACTAGCCAAAGTTGTAGAAGTGCCATATATTGAGCATGATGTCAAACCTATGAAGACTGAAAGAGGTAGAGAATTATATTCGAAGTGGATGCGATTTTCATTTACAAAATGGAATCTACTTAATCTACATCGATATAAAAAAGTCATATTAATGGATGCTGATACTATTTTTATAGAAAATATCGACAATTTATTTGATTTACCCACACCTGCTGCTCCATTCAATAGTCCATTTATTCGGCCACTAGGTACGATTCCCGACATGATCAAAAATTCACTACAGTCTAAAACCAATGCTCTTGGTCCGGACAAATATATAGTACATGGGTACTCTGTATCTACAAGAGTCATCAATGATCAACTTACAAAAAATGGACTGACGTTTACTGCATCTACCGTTTTAATATCTCCATCTAAAAAATTATTCAATGGGTTTATTGAAATGCTTAATGGTTTAAAGGGACCATTTGGATTCTCTACGTGTTATAGTGCGATGGATGAACAAGCTCTTGCGTATTATATGTCCAAAATTTTAAAAAAGAAATGGACTAATATTCATCAAAGATATAATTTAATTGGATGGAAAGAGAGATTTCTTAGTCCGAGAGATTATCCTCGAGTTATCCATTATATATCTGAAAAACCCTGGAATGCCACATATAATAAATGGGAAGATATGGTATGTTGGTGGAAAATGGCGGCTGAAGGTTTAGAGGTTTTGAATATTTCACCCGAGACAATTAAGCTCGACCCTAGTGAAATTGATTCTGTCAAGAGTATCAAAGATAAGTACTTATTAAAATTCGGTAAAGATTTGTGGTCTGCTGCTAATAAATAGCAAGAATAAAAAATTGAATTTTATTTTTTGATACAACTCTATAATGTATGCTACTCCATCTAACACTACTTCAGAAGTATCAGTTGTTACTGCCGCAACTACTAACTCAACTATTAATTCAGATGCTCTACATGTAGTGATGGTTCTCGATGCAAGTGGTAGTATGGAATCAATTGCCGATAATATCATCGAAGCAGTAAATACTTTTATTAATAAACAGAAAGAAATTAAAGAAGACGATATGGTATTTACTCTAGTAAGTTTTAATAGTAATGTTAGAACCCCTGTAAAAAAAATTAAAATTAGTGACATGTTTGTTATCACATCCAAACATTATAAGCCTGATGGAGGAACTGCTCTATACGATGCCATTGGAGAAACAATTGTCAATTATAAAGACGACAAAAAAGTGTGTATGGTTATCGTAACCGATGGTGAAGAAAATAGTAGTTCGTATTATAATCTGGAAGAAGTCAAATCTATGATCGAAGCTAAAAAAGAAGAAGGGTGGAAGTTTATCTATCTTAGCTCTGATTTATCTGTCGCCAAACAAGGCAATAATATCAGCCTTAATAGTGCCGCATATGGACAAAAAAATGTATCTTCTAATAATATATATAGTGCAGAGCTCTCATCGGCTATTGTAGAAGAGTGTTATACAGCTGTAGAATATATTCGTAAAACCGGCGAGATGTACGGCATGGGTTCAGATTAATATCGATAGTCATGTAAATAGGTTAGACGACTATCGTCTATAAAACATGAAATAATATTCCGACCCAACTATTGTCTTATCAGGGCCTCTATTTTTTTAGCCTGTAAGTTTTTACAGCAGGGACATGTATATTGATATTAAAATTGAAATTTATATATATTAATATCTCACAATGGATCAGTCTACTAAATTAAATATGTCTACTGAACTAAATATGTCTACTGAAATGAAAACCATGTATACACAAGCCGCCAAAGAATTCTGGACTCAAGTATCGATCGAGTGGCCGACATACCTTTATCCCGGACTTCGAGACGGTAATGGAAAAGTACTTGAGGTATTAAATGCATATCTTCCCGAGGTATTTAAACAAAATATTGCTATAGAAGCCACATTCGGAGAAATTAATAGACAGCATATCGACCCATTTCGTGAACATGTCGAATTATACATTTCGCCCCGAGATCTGAAGAAAAACATTCCTATTATGCAAATTCTATATGATACCAGACCTGAGTTACATAAGGGAATTATAACACGATATCGTGCATATCATCCTTCTGATCCTTTTATCGAGTCATTAAATTATGACACACTAACAGTCAAATATGATGATATTGGATGTCAGTATTCTATAGGGTATGACGAGAATAAAAAGCCCGTAATGAATATTGTTATTCTTATCAAACAACCGATAGCCAAACAAATACTCCATCAGAAAAAGGTTACATTTGCAACTAATCCTCCGAGTTCAAGACTAGTATGGCTCCCTAATGAATGTAATGCTATCAGTGTCCTACTTTCAAATATTCTAGGCGAGTATAATTTATTGCACCATGTCGGCTATATAGAGTTCTTACCAGATGATTCGGATGAGATTAGCAATGGATCGGTATTTACCGAATTACATGATCTACGTAAAAACATCGAGTTTATACTTAAAAGACGGCAATCAGTATATTGTAATTATTGCAATCACCATGAACTTCAATCCCATTTAATGATTTGTTCCGGTTGTCATCGAACACGATATTGTTCTCGTGAGTGTCAACGAGCCGATTGGCTAAATCATAAAAAAGTATGTTAGTTTTTAAAAAAAGAAAGCATGTCGGAAACACGACCTCATAATAATTCCCTTCTCATTAACAATTAATTATTTATTTTTATTTTTTTCAGATAATTTATATAGTTAGTACAGAAGATGCCTGAAGGAGGAAGTAAACGTAAAAAACCTTCGCGCTCTAGATCTAAATCGCAATCTCGTAGATCCGTCGATGGCGGCGGTAAAAAATCATCTCGTTCTAAGTCGCACAGCAAACGCTCTCGTAGCCACTCGCGTTCTAAAGGGCGTAAGTAAAATTAATATAGCAATTTCTTCTTTAGAAAATTTCGAATATTATGATAATCTCAATTTTAAACAGTACTTTTTAAAGTTCTGAATAAGATATAACATTGTTCATTCTATTCCACTAAAAAATGTATAGTATATATAACAATCGTATCTTTTATTTTTTTGACCTTTTCGAAAATAACTTCCATCACTATATCGAATGAATTACAAATAGCTTTTTTTTCTTTTCTCGGTAATTTTGCACTCATTCTATATAAAATATACGTAATATATAGATATATAATGTCATTCCTGCAAAATATCCCATCTAGCGAAAAGAGTTCTGTACAAGTGGCAGTTCGAGTAAGGCCAAAAAATGCACAAGAGGCATCGAGTTCAATCGTGGTTCAGAGTGCTGGTCAAACAGTAAAAATTACTAATCCGGAAAATAAAAAGGTAAAATCATTTAATTATGACTATGTCTATGATGTCGATTCAACCCAAGAGCAGATATATAATGATATAGGTAAACAAATTATCGATATTGCGTATAAAGGCTATAACGCATGCGTGTTTGCATATGGGCAAACTGGGTGTTTTGCAAAAGGCACAGATATACTAATGAATGATCGTACAAGGGCTGCAGTCGAAAACATTAAAATTGGAGACAAAGTATGTGGCGACGATTCTACGCCGCGAACAGTACTTAAGTTATTTGAAGGGGTGCAGAGTATGTATACTATCGTACCGAATAATAAATATCTTCGAGAATACACGGTAAATGAGGATCATATTCTAGTACTTCGTAATTTATATTGCAACACTATAAATGAAATATCAGTGGGGGTCCTCTTATACATGCTTCAATACTATCCTGACATATTAAAATATTTTGAAGCACTGATTACAGAAGTCGAATTTCCAGAACAACTAACATCTGTCGACCCATATATCGCCGGTCAGCAGTATAATCCACGAGATCCTGTTCCTGATGAGTATTTGAACAATTCGCTCGCGATACGGCGCAAGTTTTTAAGGGGCGTTGATATGACTAACATAGATGAAAAATCTATCTCGCCGTCGTTTATATCACTGTTGCATTCGGTTGGAATTATCTCTCCCGAAGAAATGACTAGTAAATCATTAACTGAATCCCTTGATGCCTCAGACTTTCCGAATTATGTAGGATATAAATTTGATATACGACCTGAAGGATATGGTCAATATTATGGATTTATGTTAGATGGCAATCATCGATTCATAGGGGCGGGATATAATGTCTTACGCAACTCGGGTAAATCGCATACTATGACAGGTAATGAAGCATCACCGGGGTTAATTCCTAGAATATGTCAGGCGTTATTTGCTGCGCAGTCCAACCATAACGGGCTACCAAAAGGTAATTGTCACATTACATATAAAACAGAATTTAGTTATCTCGAAATCTATTCCGAAAAAGTCAGAGATCTTATGCGTAAAGACGTACATACATTAGATGTCCGAGAGCATCCAGAATATGGCCCGTATGTCGATGGCCTTTCTCAGATTTTAGTCGAAGACGATGCTACTATTCTTCATCTTATAGATCAGGGAAATAAACAACGTGCCATCGCAAGTACCGCGATGAATTCTCAGAGTAGTCGTTCTCATGCTATACTCACTTTATATTTTACTCAAATAATTGACGATCCTATTATCGGTAAATCTAAAGAAATAGTAAGTCGAATCAATCTAGTAGATTTAGCAGGAAGTGAACGCGTTAAAGCAAGCGGCGTAACCGGTACAAATTTCAATGAAATGATTAATATCAACTTATCACTGACTACATTAGGAATAATTATAGCTAAACTCGTAGAGAAATCTAATCCTGGTACTTCGTTGTCATCAACTACTTCATCAATTTCGAATAAGAAGATAAGTAAGCCACTTAAGATAACTCCACGATCTTCCCCACGTGTTACGCCACATACTTCACCTCCTAGCTCTCCTCGTAATAATAAAACGGCCATACATATTCCGTTTCGAGATAGTAAATTAACGCATATTTTAAAAGAGAGTCTAGGAGGAAATAGCAAAACATATATGATAGCTACAATTTCACCAGTAGCATCGAATTTCTTCGATTCGATGAGTACTTTAAGATATGCTGATAACGCTAAGCAAATAATCAATACTGTACGCGTTAATGAAGACACCAATGATAAAATTATAAGGGTGTTAAAGAATGAAATAGCGCATCTTAAAGAACAACTGCGAAATCGTAATGCTTCTGTTGACAATGATAAACTACGTCAAGAAATTGCAGAACGTGAAGAACTAATCAAAGAAAAAGATAAAACATGGGCACAAAAACTAGAAGATAGTACTAAATTGGTCAAAGAGAGATTTGAAAAAGAATTGTCCACATATAAACAAAAAATAGATGCTGAATACAAACAGCTAGTTAATGATGAAATAAATAAGACGCGTAATGAATACGAAAAAAAACAATTACTATTCGAGAAAGGCACGATAGTTGCTACGTTTGAAGAACTCGAAGAAAAATACGAAAAAAAAATAGAGAGTATACGACGTTCATACGAAGAGCAATTTAGAGATCGAAATACACAAGCTATACAAGAAAACGAGCGGCTTAAACAAGATAATATACAATTAAAAGAACAAATCACACAGAATGAAGCTCAGATTTCAGACTCTGAATGTAAACGGGCTCTTTTAAGTAAACAGGTCCAACAATTGCACTCTCGTATTCATATACTTGAACAAGCAAAAAAAGTTACAGACAACGAGGATTTACAGACTACTCAATCGACACTACTAAAAGACATCGAATCATTAACTCACCAAAAACATCTTCTAGAAGAAGAAATCCGCGTTCATAAAAACACATTAGAACTACTTCGATTCGAGATCGATGAAATTCAAAACCAGTTAAAAAAATAGAGGAAAATCTTTCTCTATTTCTACCTCCTCCCCCCCCCCCCTTATTCATATTTTTTTTGCAACTATTTATACCTATACTGCGCTGGTCAATTTAAGTACTCTAGGGTAAACTTCGCCCCAACGATAGAATTTAAACACGAAATTCATACCAGTTTTCTCGACATCAATGAGTACTTTTTTATTTTTATAATCGTTTATATTTGTCGGAGCTTGGTTATTATCAATTAACTGCACACCATTAAACGATTCGATAAATTTGCCATCTGTATTAAAACTACGTATAACAGTGGGAATAGGTTCATATCGGTCCCATACACCTATTAAATGGTCAACAAACGAACTTAGTTCGCTTTCTGAATTAAAAGTTATCTCGATATTTAGCCCCTGATGTTCGGTAAGAGAATCGATCATAGTTACGGCAGTTAAAGAGGCGCCATGCGAATCATGTATATGTTTTTTAATTTGTGAGACCATCGATAGATCTATGTTCGAAGTAACCTGAACTGAATTAGGTATACCCTCTATTATCTGCTTTATATCTTGCGACATTATTTTATAAATCGAAGATTATATACGAATATAGAAATGTCTTTATACGGTATTATTACTGTAGAAAATAATTTTACATATGAAGGCCAGATAGTTAATCGAATGGCACATGGTCATGGTACATATCATTATAACAATGGAGACTGGTATACAGGATCTTGTAAATTTGGTCTAGCTGATGGATTTGGAACGTACAAATACGGCGCAGGAAAAGGAGTTTACACAGGATACTTTTCATGTGGTAAGCATCATGGGATAGGAACATTTGAAGACAATTATAACATATATAAGGGGTCGTGGAGGAATGATCATAAACACGGAATGTTTTATCGAACACATAAACCATCATGTACTACTTATCATCAGAAATGGCTGCGTAATAGACTAGTAAGCAATGTACCCGTGCAATATATTCGACCTGAAGTACTAAGAACTACAAAAAATAATCCAAAAAAATCGGTCAAAAAAATGCAGGCTCTTTATAAAGGCGGTGATAGGAAATGTGTTATGTGTTTAGATAAATGTGTAAATGCTACAAATACAGGATGTGGGCATGTAGTAGCATGTTATGAATGCTTAAATCAATGCGATCGCTGTCCGATATGTCGAGCTTATAAAAAAGAAATAATTAGGTTATTTGTAAATTAGATTTTATGTATAATAAAAATAAGTGTACAGAACTAATACTTAAATATATCGAAGATTATTTCGGCGTATACTATGTATACCCTATATCAACCAGGCATACCATTCTCGGCAAAAAAGACAATAATTTTTTTGTCATAGTCCATATTCAATTGCAAAATGCTATCATTAAAATAGATAAATGTCTCGATATATAAGCGTTTGGTCATGACCAAGACAAATTCTATAAATACGGAATACAAATTGGCGAAATGGAAAGTGATGTTTTTTCATGGAACTGAAGAAGTATATACTGCTGTCATATCAAAAAAAAATATAACATATTAAAATAAATTGTATTATTAATTCTCATCAATTAACCTCATAATATCATCGAGATCTATTTCGTCATCTTCTAATTTGACAGCCGGGGGTGGTTTTTTAACTACCTTCTTAATTACATATTTTACTTTTTTTGTAGTGGGTCCCTTAACAGGTTTGACTGTTGAATTAACTGGTTCGACTACTGAATTAACTGGTTCGACTGTTGAATTAGCTTGCTCGACTCTAGAGTTAACTTGTTCAACTACAGAGTTAACCTGTTCGACTACTGAATTAACTGGTTCGACTACTGAATTAACTGGTTCGACTGTTGAATCGACTACTGAATTAACTGGTTCGACCGTTGAATTAGCTTGCTCAACTACTGAATTAACTGGTTCGACTACTGAATTAGTTTGCTCAACTACTGAATTAACTGGTTCGACTACTGAATTAGTTTGCTCAACTACTGAATTAACTGGTTCGACTGTTGAATCGACTACTGAATTAACTGGTTCGACTGTTGAATAGACTACTGAATTAACTGGTTCGACTGTTGAATTAGCTTGCTCAACTACTGAATTAACTGGTTCGACTGTTGAATCGACTACAGGGTTAACTGAATTAACTGAATTAACAGGTTCGACTGTTGAATCGACTACAGGGTTAACTGAATTAACTGAATTAACAGGTTCGACTGTTGAATCGACTACAGGGTTAACATGTTCGACTCCAGAGTTAACCGGTTCAACTACAGAGTCGGCTTCCGGTTCAATAACTTTTTTGACTTTTTTAATTGTTCGCTTGACTATTTTTTTGGGTAGTTTAATTACCTCAACAGGTTTCGGCTGCTCAGGGTCAATCAGATCATGGTTTAATTGGTTAAGTAGAGGTACTTCATTATTTAAATTAAATGAGGCTTTCTTATTAGAGGCGACGGACTCATATATATCGTTTAATAATTTTGTATGAGTAGATTGTAAAGCTATAATATTTTTGATCTGCGATTGAATATCTTCAATAGATTTATATAACGATTCGACCAGTTGTATTTTATTCTCTACTGAGCATACATGTTTATTTACATTATTAATAGTACTATTAATTAAAGAAAGACGCGATTCAACACCTTGAGAAGATCGGATGTCAAATTTATTAGCTAATGGAATGGAAAGAGTCTCATCCATACCTTTAGAGTATCTACGAGAATCAGACATTTATAGTATATTAACTATTCCTTTTTTAGATGAAATTAATGCACTCAATCCCACACGATTTTAATAAGTCAATTGCATCATTGCCGTGTTTATATTTATATTTGTAATATACTTTTTTAATACCATATGAGATAATTTGCTTAGCGCATTGATCGCACGGTGAATATAGAGAATACATATGACATCCATGTGCATCTTTTTCTGTAATTTGTCGGAATGCATTGGCTTCTGCGTGAACTTCTCTCGCTTTCGACCATTCGCGATGCAAGTGTTTAAATTCATTAGTCTGTACCCATTCATCTAACGATATCTCAATGTTCATTTCTTTATGTTTATTCCGCCAATAAGTTACGCACTCGTCACAACCGCTAAATGTACCATTATATCCAAGTGCGACCACCTGTGTACCTCGGACTATGACAGTCGCAGTTTTAATTTTAAGACAAACCGATCGTTTTGCTATTAGTTCGGCCATTTCTATAAATATACTTTCCCATGATGGGCGAACCACAATGCCGTCCATGATAATATATACTTATAATTCACTTTTTATCTTACATTATAAATTATTTTACAAAGAACTATATAGAGATGACTTCTACGGTTATAGGAATTATAATAGTTATAATTATATATGTAATAGTTTTATTTACGCTACGCCGTGTAGAGTCGAATTTACTATCTGGCTTCTGGATTGCAAGTGCAGATTTTTGTGTTAAGGCACAACTAAGTTTACTAATGATACAGATCGGTGAACCGACATGGAATGGTCGTCCTGGATACGTACTAATGGTGCGAGAAGATAATAATATACTCATTTCTTCTCCTGTCGACCTATCGTTTAGTAGTATGTACTCTATTAAACCATGGATGCCTGATTGTATAGAATGTGAAGTCTCTATAGACTGGATAGATATTGAGCCACCCGAAGGGTTCCCATCTAAACAAAAAGTATATTACTATCCAAAAAACGGGAAATTAGTGTTTTATGATAAGGATACGATCTATGCAGTATTATATAAAGACAATTGTATTTCTTCAAATGTAACGGCCGAATCGATTAATAAGGACTATCAAGAAACTGAATACGAAGACATCTAGAATTTTGCTCAAAAAAAAATTTGCATATCTTTCAGACTAGATATATGTTAATTTCTTTTTTCCTTTAATGATTTGTAGAGATTTATGCGCGAGACAAACGTGTGAGTTATGTATGTCGCGCAACCGTTCAAATGTAAAATTTCCGTCATCATTACTATAATATATCTTACGTATTCCAAGATTCCGCATCGTCTGTATACAATGATGACATGGCTTTGACATAGTAAACTTGTCACTATTCCATCGAACAACGATCACAGATATCTTAGTAAGTAGTCGCGTCATTGTTTTATCTGCCTGATAACCCCTATAAAATACTATATCCTTTTTTTCCTATGTTAGGGAAACCGCGCGACGCGAGAAACTTCTTTACGGCCGCAATTTCGGCATGATAAGTTTTAGCACCAATAATAGAATTGAATCCCCATGCCACAGGAGCCCCACCATACATGACTACAGCCCCGTGTCGATGATTGATCTCACTACGATTAGCAGTATCCGCCAACTTAGACAACAATCTGCGAATATTGTTTGATATCGACATCTTATTATAATAAGAATAAAAAATCAAAATTTTAAACAAAAAAAATCAAAAATTGTCTCAAAAACCGATTATCATTCTATTGGAATAATATATGTCCCAAGTTACCTGTAGTTTATCCAATATTCGAATACATAAGTGACCCATTTTCGAAGTACTCGATGAGAGTTTTTTGTCGATATATTAGGAAAAACCTCTGATCGATAAAAGGTTCTTGTGCCATTTTATAGTTGAAATTAATTTTGAAAAATAGTATATCTCTATATTAAATAATGGGTATTAAATCATTTAGCAAATGTTTTACACCGGTTAGAATTGTAAAAATCCGAGATATGACAGGACAGACAATTGCTATAGATGCTATGACTGAAATTTATCGGGCTGCTCTAGGTGCGGCTTCTGTAAATACTTTGACTGATCAAGCTGGTAACCCGACCCTACATATTAATGTTATTCTTGCAAATATATTTGAATTCCATCGTCAGGGTGTTAATCAAATATGGGTATTTGATTACAATGGTATTCATAATACTAATAAATTGGAAGAACTCGAAAAAAGAAAAAAGAGGCGGATGGATGCACGAAAAAAGCTCGATGATATGTTGCTTGAAGAAACTAAAGAAAAATTATTTAGCGATAATGAAGACGAAACGTCTGAACAGACTGAATCTACTAAACAACCTGACCAGGGATCAGACTTGACTAAATTAATAAGTAAAGACTCATTGCAAAAAAGATTATTTACTGTATCTGAAGAGATGATAAATGATATTAAACTGATTCTCAATGCGTTGAACATTCGATATGTCGAAGCACCTAGAGCGTTTGAAGGAGAAGCTATTGCTGCATATCTGACTACAAACGGCACTGCAACAGCCGTATATTCTGGAGATGTAGATCCAATTCCATTCGGAGCTAATATATTATATAAAAAAAACTCATTCGATAAAAAGATTTATGAGTACACTCGAACTAATATTTTAGAGCAACTTACTGAGGCAGGTATTGAAGATGCAGATACAGATACCTTATTAAAGGTATGCGTGGCACTTGGATCAGATTTTGCAGAGAAGACTAATGGAATCGGACCAAAAACTGTTTTGAAGAAACTCGATAGTATTGAACTATCAGAAAAACAAAAATCGGCCATCGAACATTTTAAGAAGCGGCCTTCACCTAATGAAATAGTAATCCAGAATGCAGATAAAACAGCATTTCATGACTGCAAGTATCGGCTATTATTAGATTGGCTATGTGAAGAAAAGAATTTCTCTAAAACACGCATGATCAATCTATTTTATTCAGTGATTCCGGATATGGAGCTTTCTGATGAAGAACGAGGAGCGTTAAAAAAGCCTAAAAAAGTCACTAAACCAAACCTTAAAAAGGGTTTAAAGCAAGTTACTAAAAAACCAATTACTAAAAAAGGAGTTTCGCCTAAATCATCAACTACTAAATCATAAAGACTCAAAAAATATCATCATTTTAAAAAAGCATGACAAGAGTATGAAATTACTCAACGAAAATATTTATAAGACTTTTTTTTCAAAAAATCTCTTAAACTAAATATGTATTTTTAATACTTATAAATTATGGATCGAAATAGTATCCAATATCGAACGACTACATCCATTAAATTTCGCATTGAAGAAGATTACGATTGTAATCAATGTGGTAATAATATTCACCTAGATTACAGTATCGATGTAGGGGTAGGTGTATGTAAAAATTGCGATTACCATGTGTATTCGAGGCACACTAAATATATTCCATTTGAAAAAATAAATAAACTGAATCTCTCGTTTCGAAATGGAAAAACTATAGAATATATGGATTATCGTACTGTTATTATATATAAATTCGATGAGGCTGACTATTATGGAGTATTAATATCTGTATTTAATCACATAGAAAATTATTCATTAGATTTTATAGTATATATATTCAACAAAGAAGATGAACGTAATAGTTTTTATAATAATCCAATATCGTATTAAATGTATTCACATATCTCTACTCGATAATTTTTTTCATCTTTAATTACCTTGAATGGACGACAGCATCCTATAACTTTTCCGCTAGTTGCTAAAGCATCACATACTTCTTTACTACCGTGTGGGTCTATTTGGTCTGTTAATTTTATTATCTCGCCTTCTTTGACAAAATAATAGCCGTGTCTAAATATTCCACATGCTACATCATTAATAGCCACGGTTATTCCGCCGTTACAATGAGGACATTCAAATGTTAAAATATCACCTTCTACTACGCACTCAGTCATCTATATAATGTGAATTAAATATTTGTAACAAATTCATTAGGTAAATCAATTGCCACATTTCCAACTTCTCGACATTTATATAATTTAAATCCGAATTTTACAAATGCGATAAGAAAGTTAATGGTAGAATCTATACTGTAAGATATATATTCGTCCATATCAATAAACTGATTTACAGATTTAGTATAGTCTGCAACATCGGCAATATCTAGATTATGTACTGTGACTACTCCTTTATAATATGTCTCAGGCGGTCGAAATAGATTTCGAGATTCTGTCGGAAAATAATTATAGAATTCTATAATACTATTATTCTTGATCGCGAATACTATACCATAAAATGCTTCAGTAGGTAATGACTGTTCAGATATATTTTTTAATAACAACTCCTCCCTTCGAGGAGTATATATTCCTCCGACTATATCAGTTATTTTAATCTCAACTAATTTACGATCGATAACAAATGCTTTAGCATTCCGCGAAATCTTATTTTTCCGATTTATTTCAGCGGTGAGCCTTTGACGAAACTCACTTCCTTCTACTCGGACATCTACTTTTTGCATTTTATCTAATTTATATCTTTACCTTTATAAAAAAAATAAAAAACTGGAACTCTCTACTAAGCCACAAGTCTATTTCCTTGACTATTTCCTTGACTATTGTCTTGTCTATTTTGAGCTGCCTCGAATGCTTTCATAGCAATTCGACATGTGTTAATGTATTTTCGATATATTCTGATAGCTGGAATACGGGTTGATGCAGGGCCATGTAGTACAATGTATGCAATGTCGGCTATATTTATTGGGTTGATTTTATAGAATAATTCAAAATCATCGAGTTTTTCAATATCATGGACATTTCTAGTTTGTATATAACAAAAATTATCCCAGAGTTTTTCTTCATGTAGATGTATGGATTTTACAACATAGTGTGCTACTTCAGACAATTCGTATATGGTCATATCGAGTACATCTGACCAGCCTAAGTTAGACATCACTACAACATTTTTTTGTAATTGATTAGAATATTCCCTTAAATATTTATACACTGTTTTCGAAAGGATGTTATAAGTTTCAATCTTTGGATCGACCTGCATTTACGATACAATTTGATAGAACAAGTCTCCCGTTACTAAGCGGATCTAACACAACCCCTCGATAGATACCTTGACTAATTTTTTCAATTTTCAATTTATAAAGTAATTTCGTAGATAGGTCGGGTATACGAGTTAAGTCACCTTCTATTTTTAAAGTCATCGTATCAATTGGTGTACACATGTACCCTAAACTTTTCGATAAAAACTTAATTTGTTCAAATAAGATATTATTATCTACATACAATATATGACCGGGTTTTCGAACTTGGTCGGCAAGAATTTTACGTGAAGATACAGGGCGTTTATTGGTAGAACGAGTAGCACTATGACTTCTTCCTTGGCTGTTACTGCGAACTGAAAGTCCTCTTGAACTAGTTGATTGACGTCCTCGAGGCAGTATAATCTTGCTTGTATGTGCTAATATAGAAGTGCGCGTAGTTGTATTACGAGCCGCTTTAGACTTCGCTTCTACTTCGAAAGGCTTATTTTTGAGCATTTCGGCAAGTCCTCTTAATAATTTATGACGCACTACGCGCGTGTTATACAGGTATTCGTCTGGAATATAAATATGATTAATGATATAATTCAACTCATCTTGATCTATGGCCGAAAGATCAAACATTTCCATTGAAACCCCTTTAATGCGATTCTCAATTTTATCCAGTTTATTCGACAGGTATTTTTTAACGATGTCTTCTTTTTTTGCCGCTCCGTTATTTACTACACTGCCGAGTAACATACCTATAAGATGGGGATCGTTCTTAACACTCTGCTCTTCATATTCAATAGGCACTGAATACAGATTATACCTAGCAATATCTACAATATCTTCTACGCGACATTCGATAATCTTACCTTGTTGTTCGTCATATAATGGCAGTATGTATTTCGCACTACATATAAACTGATCATCGCCATGTCCAATAGAGTACAAAACGTCTTCTCCGGTAATCGTATTCATTACTATATGTGGATTGTTATCATCGCCAATAATTATATCACCTTTTTTTAGAGACGCCACAGTTTTCATCCCTCCGAAAAACATCAGAATGTTCGAATCCGGATGTAGCCCGTTGTTCATCTTATATAATATCCCTATTCTCTTATTTTATAAAAAAAATTGATTTTTTTCTTATTTATTATATAGCGTCATGGCGAGTAGATATGCGCATCTTATTTTAAATGATGATGATGATGATCCAGATGATGGCGGTTTTTATTGAACTTTTAGCTTATTGTTCTAAAACATATATTCTAGCCCGGAAACAATAGGATTTATTATACCCAAAACTAGACCAGCAGATAATGCCCCTTCTAATCCATTGAACAAAAAACCCATTAAACAACCGCGTAAAGCTCCCGATGCGGCTGATTTAATCATCCCGCGCAATTTAGGGGGGCTTTTGTTTTTTTTCTCTAATTCATTTGATATAGCAATTTGTAATTCGCGTCGAGTAACTACGCCGTCTTTATTCAAATCAAGGGCATTAAAGTCGTCAAGTTTGCTATCGTAATTATATACACTGATTAGGATAAATAGCAATATGATAATTAATAGTACCAGTATGCCAGTCGAGATATTATCAAATCTATACATTTATATTTATATTTATATATTTCATATAATATATATGGAATGTGTGATACAGCAAAACAAAATGCCGAAAGGGTAACTTTCCAAGAACCTAACGCTTTTTTCTGGAACTTTCCTGGTTGCCAGGGAACTAAAACTATGTCGCTTCCTCCCGGTGATTATGTAAGTTTATATGAATGGCGTAACGATCCTACGAAGATTGGACTGAATGATATTGATGGTTTATGGGTACCTCCAAATATGACTGTACAATTGTTCAATGAGTGGAATTATCAAGGTGCTAATGCAACATTCGAACCTGGATTACATGCTGATTTAAATAATCCTAATCGAGGAATTGGACGAAATATGGCGGATAGTATTAAGATTCATCGAACTCGACCGTGGCGAGATTTTTTGGTTGACTGCTGCCGAGGGCGGAATGATATAGCCGGTGTAAATCCAACTTCATGCGGTAAATTTTGGGGAAATACGACCGATGGATCTTGTAATGCCGTTATGGATCAATACTGTACGGAGTATCCTAATGATATAGCTTGTTCCTGTTACAGTGTCCCCATTCTTGATACTGATCCTGAAGATATCAAACGCGCTAAAGTTCGCCCAGATTGTTGGTCGCAAAAATGTGCGACTGCCGGATATATTCCTACAAATTTACGTGGAAGACCTTGTCCCGATATAAAAATTTGCAAACAAAATATTGACTTGCTTGGCTCTAACAACATGACTACTAGTAGCCAATTTATTCAAGACTGTTCTGACAGATCTACAAATATAACTTCGTCTGCACCTGTTACATCTAATCTACCTACATCAAATCAACCGGGTTATACACCTAAGTATCCTCCACCTCCCGAAGAACCATTTTTCAAAAAAAATCTTATATATATACTTTTAATAGTAATTGCTATAATAGTACTAGGAGGTTTGTATTATATGTTTTCATCACCTGCTATTAAAGGCGGAGGTGAATTTGATGATATAATTTATGATTAATATGAACAGTACTAAGAATTATCGATGTTATTAATGACGGATTTTCCAATCTCTCCAAATTAATTCACGAATTATACAAAATAAAAATACATCGAACAAATTAAGAGATAACTCTTGATTAATAAAATCATACAAAGTTCTGATCAATTTTATTAAAATTTGAATATAAGATCCACTACTAATGAGGTATGAGCGAATTACTTGACAATCCAACTAATGAGCTAACTAATGAACCAACTAAAATCAACAAATTAATCCTAAATCCGTCTCAACAGAAAGCAGTTAATGCCCTAAAAAAGTTTATTGCCTCAAATAATAATAAATTTTTATTGCTTGGTCCCGGAGGTTCGGGAAAAACTACTTGTATAGTTAATGCACTCGATGGAAATAACGAATATAAAATTGCATTTTGTGCATTTACAAATAAAGCTACGCAAGTATTAAAAAATACAGCCGAAAGATTTGGGCTAAAATTTCAAGCTGATTTCATGACTATTCATAAACTATTAATGCTTGAGCCAAAATATTTCGAAAGAGAGAGTGAAGTATCGTTTAGTTTTGATGTTAATAAGTTAGTCGGCTATTCACAGTATGATATCATTATATTCGACGAATGTTCTGTCATTTCAAAAGAACTTAAAACATATATATATGAGGCCCAGCGATATGCACTGTTTGCGCATCAAAAAGCGAATAAACATATTTTTATCGGTGATTTCTGGCAACTTCCTCCCGTAGGAGAAGAGAAAAGCCTGATTTTTGAGGCATCTATAAAAGAGAAATGGCCAGTTTCAAAACTTGATAAAGTGATGCGGAGCGGTAACGATGTAATATACGAAGTTAATAATTCATTATTAAATTGGATTAGTAAGTTCAAGGCACCTAAAGAACACGCCGACGAATTAGACAACTTTCATAAAAAATTTCCCTATAACTTACTTGCAAAAAATAGTATTGGTGGCAAATATATTAATTCACTCGATATATTCCTCGATGAATATATAGAGTTATGGAAAACTCAACCTAGTATTGTAATATTAACCTATAGTCACAGTAGTTGCAATAAGACAAACTGGGCTATTCAGGACCGAATTGATTTAGAAGCACAGCGACCTATTCCAGAAAATCGAGATGAAATTAAGTTTTATGTCGGTGATAGATGTTGTGTTGATAAGCCAATAGAAGTATGCGAAATTGAAAAACGAACTATAGATAATATTGAATACGTGACATTAGGAAATCCATCTGGCGAATCACTATATAATGGCGAGATATTTGATATCATTATGGCTCAAGATGTTCGTATTATCACTCCTCTAAATAAATTCTCGTATATAACAAAGTATTTTAATGGCCAATTATTAAAAGTGCATCGTATTAACGATCCTACAAAAATATATGACATTTTATATATAGATGATACTGTAATTAATGCAGCTCGAGGGCGAATTCGATCACATGAACGTCGCATGTTTTATCTAAATGTATTCTCGCAATTTATTCGTTACTATCCAAAATTGACTTATGGTTATTGTCTTACAGTATATAAATCACAAGGCAGTGAATGGAATACTGTTCTAATAAATTTAATTAGTATACGTTATTGTACTATTGGATTAACTATTCCAGATCTAAAAAAGAAAACAGCTCTATTTAAAACAGCATACACGGCCATTAGTCGAGCATCTCATAACCTATATTTATTATGGAGATAGTAAAGACTTATTTTTTTTTGAAATTTGATTTTAAATTGTTGTTTATTCAAATTGTCTTATTGAATAAATGTCTTATTCAATAAGAAAACTCGCCGAAATATTTGGCGGTATAATCGCAGCATATGTACAGTCATGCGATGAAGAAAATAGTGATCCAGAGATATTACCAGATTCAGATATGTTGCAAGATTTAATTTATCACTTGAGAAATCATCTGATACTACCTGATCATCTTGTCAAATATTCATGCTCCACTATTTTAGAGGCACCAGATACTGAATTATCACGAATGACAACAGCATGTAAGCACGGTAGCTTAGAATTTATAAAATATATATTAGAAGGAAGGTCTATTAAAATAACCATCAGAAATATGGCCGACCTTTGTATTCGAGGGCATATAACTGCAATAAAGTGGATTATATCACATACTATAATAACACTAGGAGATCTCGAATTATCGGATTTATTTTGCATTGCAGGTAAATGGAATAGAATAGAAGTAGTGCATTATTTATATGATATGTTATTAGAATCGGATTTTAAGTTCGATTGGTTATATGTAAATTATATTACTGAATGCTGGTATAGAAATGGCGCAGTAGATACTGTAAAATGGCTATATCAAGAATTCAAACCGCTTTATAGATCTGAGAATATACAAAAATTAGTAGATTGCGAGTGTGAAGTAGATGAACCAAGGATATTAAAATGGTTAATAGAAGAACATAAAGCAAATTTTACTATCGACCATTTTATACAAAGATGTGTACGTGGACATTTACAGACTGCAAAACTACTTTATAAAAGTTCATATAAGCAATTTAACAGATATCATATAGAGCCGATGTTAAAGGCTGCTAGTATAGAAATGTTACAGTGGTTTATGGATACGTTTCCAGATCATGATAAACTACAAATATTTAACGTTATATGTATGGTAGGACGGACAGATTTAGCTATATATATGAAAGAAAAATACGATATATCGTTTAGTACAGAATTTCTTCATAGTGCTTGTAAAACTGGTAATGTGAAAATCTTTGAATGGATTGTAAACACATGGCGCCCTAGTGATCAAATTATATCAACTGTTTTTAAAGACTCTTTATTATACTGTTGGTCAAAAGTAGAGATATTATATGATCGATATAGTCATATAAGCATAGACGTCTCAAAATTTGATTATATTCAAGTGATCAAAACAGGTTTTTTCTCAAGAGCGTTATGGATGGAGAAAACATTTCCGTCAGTTAATATAGATAAAGACTATAAATCACTATACTATTTACTTAGTGAATGTAGTATTTCTGATGCGCAATGGTATTTTTGCAATCATACTATTGACAACGACACTCGTCAAAAGATATATGATTTAATTAAATATAATTGTATCGAAAATCACTTAAGTGTAATAGCTATGTTAAATAATATAAAGTAGTTCATCCGATTGGGATAAGTGCTTTTTTTTAACTAAGCTAATTATACTTTATTATTATATATTTATAATGGGTACGAGATATATACATTGACAGTCAATCCTAAAAATTAAGCATACGAAGAGGGACATCTTGTTACCTTTTAAATTTTGAATTTTAATTTAACATACATAAGATGTCTTCGAAACAGCTAACTATCGCAGACTTGAACAATGCACTTAAGCCATTTAAAGAGCTTTTAGATACTTTATCTACAGATATAGGTAGATGTGCATTCCAAATGACCGAAGTATATGGAATGGTAAACTCTATAGCCTCTCGAATAGATCTGATAGATCAAAAATGTAACGTTGTCGAATTTAAAACTGAGACAAAAAAGTTTACTCGTAAATCAGCTAAAAAACTTGAAGAACCTACCGAATCTGTAGAGCCGATTGAAGAAGACGAAGAACCTAATGAACCTGCTGAATCGAGTAAAAAACCTGCTAAAGCATCGACTAAATCGGTAGTGAAAAAAGTAACTACAAAAAAAAGTAAAACGCATACAGAAAATGAAACAGACGAACCCTTAAATGAACAAGATACTTTGAATTTATCAGAAGAAGATTCTACCGAAAAGTCACCAACGCCTAAAAAAATTATAGTTAAAAAACCGGCGGCTAGAAAAACAACCAAACCTAAACCTCCAACTAAAGAAGTAAAAATTAATAAGATGGAATATTTTTATAAAATGTATGATCAAGACAATACTACATTTGATATATATCTTACTCCTGATGTAAAAGCAAATCTTGCTCGAAAAAATAATTGGGATGAAATCCAAGATGAAAATGTACTTTATACAACACAAAGACAAGCTTACTACAAATATATGATTAAGAACCACGATGACAAGTTAATCGCAATGAAAGAAGAATATCTGCAAAATGCAAATACTCGACCCGTTGAATTAGTTGATCGAGAGGAAGATTAAATTATACGGTATGTATTATGTTCGCGTATATACATTTCTGGAAAATAAGGCAAAAACATTTTACCTTGTATGTTTGAAATTTTTTTACTAATATTATAATCATAATAAGTACCAATATATTCAATAGTATCCGCGTCAAAGTCTCCTCTAAATTTGTCGACTAATTGCCAGATATACTTTATTTTTTTGGTTAGAATATCTTCTGTTAAAAGTCCAAGTTTTTTAATAAGTCGAACAATCCATAGATCTATAAATAAAAATCGAAGCATTACCCATTTAACGCCGATACATATGTCGTCCTTAATATAATATGGAATAACCTCAAATTGTGCGCAATTGAATAAGTCAAGAAATGGTTTTTCTGTTATTCCTTTTTCTGTTTTAATCTGCATATAGTACGTGTACCGATTAATAAGAAAGTCTTTTGGAATATGTAGTTCTTGTTCGCGAACAGTAATAGTTGCTTTTGTTATTTGATTGACGTATTGTAATAACTTTGTTAATAGATCATTATGATCCATCTCGCTTATCAATTGTATTTTTTCTATATTAGCACATAACTCTTTAGAATTATTGATCCAGTCGTATGCCCAGGGTCCGATTAGTACGGTTTTCTTTTGAGTCGGCAACCAATCTTTTACCAAACTAATTTTAATACCTTCGAGTAACTCTTTCTTTTTTTCACGGCAATCATGTCGTAGACCGCCGCCTATAATACCGCTCTCTCTTCGTTTTAATACTTGTGTAAACAATAAATCTTCGAAATCTCTATATGTTTCATAGTCGGGTTGGAAAAATGGATCGTATAGCTTATGATATACATCTATCAACTCTATTTCAGCTGGCATATACAGAATTTTATCTATCTTGATCGGAGTTATAATAGCATTTAATTCAACTGATCGATGTTTTTGCAACAGATAGATTGTAACAATAGCTCGCGTGTCATACTCAATTAAAAATTCTTCTTGTTCTTTAACAGTCTTTAACTTAACTGTAAATTGCATCGGATCGCCCTTAACTAATTGATGTAAAAGATTTGCTATGTTATTAGCGTGCCGAAACGGATTTGCCGTATATATTTTGTACTGTTTATCGTATATTGCTTTAATAGTATCCGATTTACCTACTATTTTTGCCACATCACTTACGATTAGTTCATTCGTTATACAATAATCATCAATCTTATCCCATAGTTTCTTATATCTATCTCGATCCTTTTTAATCTCTTCATATGCCTTTAACTGTATTTTATTAATGAATCCTACTTTCAATATCTTAGAAAACATTTTGTTTATATATATATGTATAAACCCTAATATCGAATTATTCTTGTACTACGTCGGAAGTCTTATTATTAGTTTGTTTCTTATCGTACTTAGATACAACATATTTATGGTTATCATTATCCCAACGAATGTGAACAACATTAAGTAAATCAAAGAATTTAACGATACGCTTACTTTCGGTCCATAGAATAAGAGCAGATACATGGTTATAATAATTAGAAATATATCGGATGAAACCGTTTTTATTACTATGATACATCATACGAACAAGGGCCATCTGAGCACTGAGAGGGGTATCATTTGCAGGAATTGCTTCATTTAATAGTGTCTCAAATCTATCTATAGACTCCTTGGTGACATTCTTATTTTGCACTAAATCGCAGCCAAGGATGAGTTTGTAAGTGTCGTAAAGCTGTTTAGGAAGCGACATCGTAATGTACAAATATATACGCCTTTTATCTTTAACCTAAAAAATCTAGCCTAGAGATTTGAACTTAAAAAATCAAACTCTGAGATAACGTTTTCAGTATAATAATGTAGTACGGTACCTATTTTCTTGTTTATAAAAAATCAAAGTTTACAAATATGTTAAATTTGTTGTTTATACAAGTCAAACATCTGCAACTTTCGACTCTCTGTTAGAGGTAAAATAGGATTCAGTGTATACCAATTTTCTAATACCGGTTCCGCATCTTGACGAAATACTTGAATAGTTTCTCGTGATCTACCTTGTTGACATGCATGTACTCGTTTAATATCATCTTCTATCTTATTAGTCTGACGGTTTGAAATTTCTCGAACGGCTTTACCGATAGTAGACATATACTTTTTATCGAAAGTATTAAACTCAAATAAAGGCATATGCGATTTATTTTCGATACGATTAAACATAGCTTCAATGTAGGGATGATCTATTGATGCTCCTCCGCGAAAGCCTTTGCCTACTAAATATGTCTCGCTATTGGCCTCTCTAGAAGAGTATGGTTTACATATATAGAATTCATCGAAGAAGGATGCAGTAGCATACATGACGGAAATAGTGATTGGTTCGAAGAAGGTATACTGTTTCGTGATAAATGCGCCTCCTTGTCGAAGAGTTAATAGACCTGAGATAATTTGTCCCATATTCGCATGCGATTGAAGAAGTTCTTGATTATTATAGTCGCTACTTACATCAAATCCTAAATCGCTAGTATACAGATGTATTCTATCACCGACTTGTTTTTGAAAGTCTAGTTGGTTGTCACGTATCAGAACATCGCCGTTATTATTTTCATTCATCAACCAGTTATCTGGGTAATTTTTATAGAGTTGATATTTATCTTCAAGCGGTTCGCTATCTTGCTCATTAGCGTTTAGTAGACTTGATCCATACCACTCATATGCTACTCGCCATTCTTTTGTAGTATTAACAAGATGATGGGTGCTTATAAGAAACGACCCTGGAAATGCAGCATTATCAAAGTGCACATAGTTTAATGTAGTCAATGTTTCTGGAAGTATTTTATAATAATTAAGTATCTCATAACATTTAATCCATGCGTTTGAAATATTACAAGTATTTCCAAGCTTTGCTATAATCGCCTTTTCGGTTTTGAATGGATCAAATTCTTTCCAGAAATATGCAAAACTTTTTTTAGCAAAATCATCATCCAATTTAGACTTCGCGGTATTTAACGTAGTTTTTATGTCATCTAGTTGCTTTATTCTGTATTTTTTTGATAAGTTAATCGGTAGTATATCTGTCGACGCGTTTGTAAGTCGATATGAGATCATATTATAATATAAAATATTTAAAGTTCAAATTTGAATTTATATATAATATATATTAGGATGACTGAAGAAACACTTCCCCGCAGACATGTTCGCTTGACCGAAGAGCAATTAAATAATATTCAAGGTACATATCGATGTAAGTTACTAGTTAAAAAATTAGATGCCGATGCTATTATTCCTACAAAAAAATATAGTAGTGATGCCGGATTTGATATTTATGCATTTGAAAGTATGATTATTCCTCCATGGGAAAGACGTGCAGTTCTGACTAAGATTAGTTTTACTGTCCCAGAGGGTACATATGGACGAATTGCTCCGCGGTCAGGACTCTCTATTCGAGAATGTAAAGCTGATAAGACTATTGGAGGTATTGATATCGGGGCCGGAGTAATAGATGAAGGATATCGCGGCGAGGTAAAGATCATTATGATTAATAATTCTAATGAGGAATATACAGTCAAACGCGGCGATAGAATTGCTCAACTTATCCTTGAAAGACATGCCTGTGATGCGGAGATACATGAAGTATCAAATCTTGATCAGATAGCAGGACAGTCTGATCGAGGAACTAAAGGATTTGGTTCGAGTGGAAAATAATATTAGTGGGTTTGAATCCAGTTTTCTACAAGACGATCCATCTCCTTATGGCGCAGCTCTTCCTTATCTTCATATGATAAAGACATCCCCTTAGTGTTATTCTCTATATTTTTTCCTGCTTCGATGAATAACTTTTCAAGTAGACGTTCTCTTTCGTTTAATGAAAGTCTATATAAGGCATTTATAGTTGGCGCCTTTTCCGCCGAGTTAAATTTACTAGCAGGTAAAGTACCTTCAATAATTCGAATAGCTTCAGCACTTGCCACTTGATCGCTAGAATGTATCTTAGTCAAATCATTAGATTGTTCTAATGATTGTCCATCTATTTTAAAATTTTTTTGACGAGATTCTTCTTCGTGCCTTTTGTGTTCTAGTTCCTGTTGTTCTTTCTCAAATAATGCCCGTCGCTCTTTTATATGATCGGCAAGCTCTTGATCTTCTTTATCATGTTCTTCTTGCATTCGATCTAAGTACTCGTTATATTTAGATGCGACAGGGGCTTCATTCTCGAATAGACTTATAATTTCTTCAGTATTGCCGTTATTAGAATGATTAATTGTAGCTTCTGCTATAGTCTTCGATTGTGCTAGTTCATTTACCGGAGTATCGAAAAATAATTCTACTATTTGTTTGATTAATATTTTTTCTTTATTTATACTTAATCTAGAAGGCTCTGCATTAGTTACATAGTGTGTTTTATTTTGAGCCCAGAATTCAAGCTCCTCTATTGTTTTATTGGCGATAATTGCCCATGTGTATATACTTTTTATATAGTTTCGTAATTCATTTTGTAATTGAGTATATCTTTGATTCCAGAGTAGATCAGGTATATTCGCCATTTAAATTTGAAAGTATATATATACTATATCTTCAATATGAATCTAAATCATATTGCTATCGCAGTGTTTAATGGTATTATTCCTAGAGTGTATTATAACGATAAAAAATATATATCTCAACACTTCCATTGTTACCCTCAAGTATATTTAAAGACTACAAATTATGGCAATACAGTAAACTATAGTTATGAAAAATGGATCGAAGCTGGGGCACCGAGTATTACTCGAGAGACTATTATTAAATATCAAGTTGCACAAAAAACAGTAGTCGATAACAATAGTTTAATTGATCATAATCGCCTATATATGGTACTGCAAAATTGTGCTCGAGAACAACGCTTTATTCAGGGTCAAAATAGAGATAATACTACATCGACAACGACTACTCGAGTAACTCGGGGGACAACGACTACTCGAGTAACTCGAGAGGCATCTCAGGAGGCAGTTTGGAAGGCAGCTTTGGAAGACGCTTTGGAATACGCTTTGAAAGCAGTTCAGGAGGAGATTTTTACTGGTCGTTCAACAGTTCAAGCTACTCAAGCTACTCAATCTACAGTTAATCAAAATATTCAGTCAGAATCAGAATATACAGATGAAGACTACTGGATAATACTGACTTCTATTAATTGGCTAGATAAAGACGAACAAATAATGAACCCACTTAGATTGTCTGGGCTATCTAAACCAAAATTAATTAAATTGTTTACTTGGATGCAATTAATGGCAATACCGTTACGTGGGTGTATAAATGAAGTTAGTGGAGTATTAGACGCACTCGATACCAAACATGGTAGCTCAGAGGAATCAGATAATTTTCTATTCCATATTATTGCAAAGGGTCGAGATATGTATAATTTTACATTAGTAGACCCAACAATTTGTACTTATTTACTCGATCAATATCAGCCATTGTATACTTATATGAAAGAATTAATTGGTTAGTCCATTTAACTCCTTAACTATATCAAGATTTTCTTCAGAATCATCAGAATCATCAGGATCTCGATAGCGTTCTCCTACATCAGCCATTTTTTTCAAGATATCTTCATCATCTAAGTCTTCCTTAGTTCGAATTGCATAGTATAATAAGGGATGTGATGTTTCGTTAAATTCATTACAGAGAGCTTCTTCTTGTGCGATCTGCTCGTCAGTAATACTATTGATGATAACTGTTTCTTCGATCATTAGTTTTTGTAACTGATCTTTAATTTTAGCCACCTCTTCTTTAGCATCTTCTTTAATATTATCCGGATTATTAATACGTTCCATTTGAAACATGATCATTTGTAAATTATGCAATGCTTGATCTTTTTTAGCCTTGAGACTGTTAATACGATGGAAACTAAAACATAATTTTTCTTGATCAAATGATGGAATTATATTGTTTAGTTTTTTCTCTGACATGGTTTCTACAACAGGGGTGTATACAGTTTGTACTGCTTGAAACAAAATCATTCCGGCATGTTGAAGCTTTTCTTGTTCTTTAAATATATCTAATGACAATTCTTTCTCTGGAGGTACTGTTGTAAGATATAGATTATAAAAGTTACCATTACTCTCTACCGAAATAAAATCTTGATCTCCGTCATAGTCCGTAAATACTTGTTCAACTGGGGTATGAAGATATAGGGCGATCCACTGCTTTATAGGCGCTTCTGCATAATCGAAATATTTTAGTCCCCATTTACTTTTTTCTTCTTCAAGTTGAGCCCGTGATATAGACATTGTGTATCTTTTCTATTATTTATTTGTTTAACTTATTTATAAAAATACAAATATAGTAGTGATGAATGATATTATGCACGAATATCTTAATAAGCTTAGAATCATTGGAAAGATTCGAAAAGACGAAAAATTAGATACTACGAATGGACAATTAAATGTGTATCGTCCTGGATGGTTTAACTGGATATACAGAAAATATTATGGAGATAATAAAGAAGAGGGAACCCGATATCTACAAGATTTTTTCAAATCATTAGACCAAACAGTAGAACAGTTAGTTAGTGAAATTAATCTTTACACGCCTAAACAAGGACAGGTAACAACGGCTCGATATAACAAGCTTATCAATATCGCTATTAATCTGGCTGAAAAAATCAAACAGTCAATACACGGAATCGAAAATTTGTCACATACATATGCTGCGTATCCTAGAACAACCTCGACGTTAGAAGGTATTATTCAAGATTTTGCTCTACCGACTTACAAACAATTAATTGATATCATACCAAGTGCAAGACTGACAAAAGTATTAAAAGAGCGATTTAAGTATGGTAGTATAAAAGATATTGAGTCCATTCAAGAAACTAGGTCCGCCGAAGAAATTGGGTCTATTCTAGAAATTAGGACCACCGAAGAAATTACAAAAAATTGAAAAATAATTATGTAATATATTAACGATGAAAATAGCAGTGAATGTTCGTTGCGGAGAGAGGACTATGTCCTTTAACTTCTCGCATCTCCCCGACAATAAAGACGTTTCTATCGATTTGACCTTAAATCAACCAGAAGTTCCCGAACAAGATCCATGGCTTTCGCCATTGCCATTAAAAAGCTCGCATCTCCCCGAAAACAAAGACGTTTCTATCGATTTGACCTTAAATCAACCAGAAGTTCCTGAACAAGATCCATGGCTTTCGCCATTGCCATTAAAAAGCTCACATGCCGATGTGTGTGAAGACACTCCTAAACCGACAACAGAAATTCCTACGAAGCAAATCGTCGGGTTATCTACCGAACTATCTACGGTAGAAAAAAAACAAGCATCTAACATAATAAATCATATTATTCCAAATATCGATGCCGGAAATTATCCGCGACAAATAGTCAATTATACTCGGCTATATAAAGAGTACGAGAATAATAAATGTAAAGCCACTATATCAAATTATCTACATGCATGTGATCTATTCGAGATATGGTTAGTACGAACATCGTATTCATTGCCTATGACGCGCCATTACGACATACTTTTCTCGCGGTATCTTCTGAAGTTTGTTCGCAAACTGACAGAAGACGAATATAAGACGCTACTAGAACAATTGAATGATACTACTATATGCACAGAGTGGAGCCAGATTGATAGATGCTTCCTCATTAGTATGATCACTATTCTTCGCGAGAATCTATTAAATTCTATATGCACCGCAATGAATGTAGATGATTGTCAATGCGAATACTGTACTCTATAAGTACATTTTTTATATTTTTTTTTACATAGAACATAGCTATCAAAATTAATGGCAACATTATCCAATTTTGAAAAATCGTTTTAAATATATAATAAGATAAAGATATAATGGAGGATAATAGCGCTTTTAATACGGGGGATTCTATTGCCGAATTAAAAGCCATTCCTCTAAATATTTCAGAATTTGATTATGAAATTGATGCAGATGATCTATTTCAGATCGGTGATAGTCTAATTGATCAGAAAGGGCTTGTAAGCCATCATCTAGAATCAGCTAATAATTTTTATAATAATGGTATCAAACAAATCATTACTCAAGGATTCAAGATTCAAAAAGATATTAAAAATGAACGCGATATTCTTCCAGAAGACCGTAAGATTAAAATGATTCGTTGCGAAGTGATTCCGACAGATGTACAACTGAAGCCACCGACTACTATACATTATAAGACTAGTCGAGAAGGACCATTATATCCTAAAGTAGCACTAGCACGTGAAAAAGTATATAGCGGGTCTCTTTCATTAAGTTGTGATATTAAAGCCACTGCATATCTCCATGATAATACGACTATCGAGCGTACAGATGCTGTACGTTTATTTCGAATTGGACGCGTTCCGATTATTAAAGGATCAGTTGCCTGTAATACATATGGCAAGTCTAACGAAGCGCTTATGCAAATGGGTGAAGACCCGGCTGATCCCGGTGGCTATTTTATAGTTAAGGGAGAATGGGCGGTCGATTGTACTGAGAACATCACATATAATCAAGCAAAGATCTATATTAACCAAGGTTACGGTAAGTCTCGAGTACGAGGTGAATTTATCTCTAAACCCGGTGACACATATCAAAACTCAGCTATGTTACTCATTCGATTTTTCAATGATAATACTCTTACAGTAGAAGTTTCGCGTAATAAACTTGCTGATGTACAGATTCCGTTCTATCTGCTGTTCCGTGCTCTAGGTTGGAATAATGATCATGATGTAATGGACTGGATAATTTATGACTATGACGATGATGCGAATAAAAAGATTCTCATTTGTATCGTAGACGCAATTAATGCTAAATATGGTAAAACAAATTATAAAGAAGTATATAACCATATCGATGCACTCAAACATATTGTTGATCTCGTCCCTGAAGATAACTTTAAAAACTATAATCTTAAAGACGAACCTGAAAACTATCATCGGGCGATCACCGAAATTCTTGAAACTATCGACGAACATTTCTTACCGCATATTGGTACGACTTCAGCTTCGAGGCATACAAAATTAAAGTTTCTTGGGCTATTGATTCGTAAAGTGCTGATGGTATATCTTGGATATATTCCGCAGACTGACCGTGATAGTTATCGTAATAAACGTGTTCATTCGGCCGGAGATAACTATGCTAAAGCACTTAAAACAATTTATAATACTACCGTAGTACAGCCAATTAAAAAGAGAATCATGCGCGATTTCAAAAATACGTCTTTCTCACAAGTTAATCTGGCTAATCTAGTTAAGTCTGCTATTTATGCTGATGATTTCGAGAGGTTAATCGTACAAACGATCGTTGCTGGTAACAAAGCAACTCTAAAAGTACGTAAGCGTAATGTCGTTAATAGACTTCTCACTCAACAACTCGGTCGTAAAAATCATTTAAGTACGATCGCCACTATGCGACAAGTCTCGGCAACATCAGCCGATTCTGCAAAGCAATCTGAGCGAGCTGCGGAAATGCGACGTGTTCATATGTCTGCACTTGGATATATATGTGTCAGCCACTCGCCTCCAGAAGGTGAAAACGTTGGCATTAATAAACAAATGGCGATGTTTGCATTCGTGGCTCCGGCATCTTCAAGTGAAGTTCTTAAGAACAAATTACTTAAAGATCCCGAGTTGATTCACGAAGAATGGCTGACTCCAATTGAAATATATCGAGGTAATTTTGCCCGTACTTATGTTAATGGTCATCTTCTTGGATATGTTTCCAAAAGCCTAGACTTCGTCAATCGATATCGTAACCTACGTCGACAACTTGAAATCAATCCGTTTACTACTATTTATTGGGACAATACCCAAAATGAAATTCAGTTTCATGTTGATGTAGGTCGTATGTGTCGACCTTTATTGATTGTATATAATAATCAACGAGATAATGCGGTCTTCAAAAAAGATACTACTGCTAAATTTGACCAGGGGTTAGCTATTACACAAGATGATATCACTGCACTGTTTCAACGCAAGAAGACTATAGACGACTTACTTCGCGAGCAAAAAATAGAATATATTACTCCCGAAGAGCAAGAAAATTGCTATATATGTCCGAATTTTGGACAACTCAAACAGCATCGTCACAATGAACTTAATGAATATACTCATTGTGATATTCCACAAGCTCTCATCGGAATTACGGCGATGACTGCACCATTTGGTAATCATAATCAGGCGCCGAGAGTAACATATCAGACTTCTCAGGCCAAACAGACTTGTGGGTACTATGCTATGAATTGGCCGTTTCGTATGGATAAAGAAACATTCTTACAATATACGAACGAAATACCTTTAGTTAAAACAGCTGTAAACAAATATATATTTCCTAATGGAAATAATGTAATGGTGGCTATTATGTGTTATACAGGTCAAAATCAAGAAGATTCATTGATTATCAATAAAGCCGCTATAGAAAGAGGTTTGTTCGACGGATCAAAATTCACGTTTTATAAAACTGAATTTGAACAGAAAGAGGAATTAGGTAATCCAGATGCTAGTAAAACCGAAGGTATTAAATCTGCTAACTACGAAAAATTATCAAACCTAGGAGTTGTATCTAAAGGGCAGCATGTTATGCATGACGACGTACTCATCGGTAAATATATACCTATTCCTAAAGATAAAAATGAACAATATGTTTTCGCTGACCGATCTATCGTATATAAAGAAGGAGAGGAAGCGATTGTACATAACGTCGTAATTGATAGAAACGAAGATGATATGAAATTCTGTAAGGTTGCACTTCGAAAAGTGCGTCCAGTGGCAATCGGCGACAAATTCAGCTCTCGTTCGGGTTAAATCAGCCCCAGTCCGCGTGAAAACGCGTGGCTAGTCATGAAGAAGATTTCTACACATGGCGACGCTATCAAATTGCGGGGAAGTCCTAAGTTTGCAATTACTAAGGTAAATTCCGAAAGGGTTTACTGGCACTGGGGAAAGCTCAGTGGTATAGTAAAAAGATTGCATTCGGGATAATTCGCAGCCAAGCTCCTAAGTCCGTTTCAAAAAAAAACTAGATAGGATATGGAGAAGGTTCAACGACTTTACGGTAGCGGGCAGGAGGTGGTCTAAACAACCGCCGATGATTGCTCAAGATAAAGTCTACTCCCACTGGTAACAGTGGATCACCTTAGTCGGTGGTCGTCCAATGAAGTTGAGAGGAAATGCTCAACCTAGGATGGTACAAAAGGCAAAAAGGAATTTGTGCGCTTTTACTGCGAGAAGCCGATATGCCACATAACGAGGAAGGTATTCGTCCAACATTACTGTTCAATCCACATGGTATTCCATCGCGTATGACTATCGCTCAACTTATCGAAAGTCTACTTGGTAATGTATGCGCTATGCGCGGTGCTCATCATGATGGTACTATGTTTAAAAACGTAGATATAGAAACTATCGCTGAAGAACTTGAATCATATGGATTTAATAGATATGGATATGAGAGATTATATTCCGGTATCACCGGAGAATTTATTGATACTGAAGTGTTTATGGGTCCTGTATTCTACCAACGCCTTCAGAAATTCGTTGCCGATGCTGAGTATTCAGTACGTAATGCAATGACTGACGCAATTACATATCAACCACTTGATGGTAAAGGTTCGAAAGGTGGTATGAAGATTGGAGAAATGGAAAAGGATGTCTTGGTTAGTCACGGGTGCAGTAAATTCCTGCGAGAAAAACTCTTCAATCATTCAGATGGGTACATCGAATATATCTGTCGTAACGATGGTAAACCCGCTATTGTAAATCATAAAGAAAATATATATAAATGTAAAGAATGTGGTGATAATGCCGACATTGTTGCTATCCCTACAAGCTGGACTTCAAAGCTATTTATGCAAGAATGCGAGTCCATTAACATAGGTATTCGAAGAATTCCAAAACCATTTACATATGAAGTACATGATACCACGGATCGTCAATTAAGTCATATTGACGTATATTCTGAAGAATCTCATCGTAAACTTTTGAGATTAGCTGAAGATATGATCGACGATTCGGCTCCTATTGATACTGATTAAGGATAAACTCTAGTTATCTATTTTTTTTGAAATATAATGATTAAAAACTTGGCGAAATTTTATACTATAACAAGTAAACAGACACTGTTCGGTAATAATGTCAAGCCATGTAATAGTTTGCTCTTTATTTAGACGGAAATCGACAATTAATATATTTCTGTCGCGGTGTAAATACACTATACATATAATTCTAAATTGCTATAAAACAGTAAGAGAATTATTGGAATACGTACTTCTTATGGCAACTATTTTCTTAACGAGGTTTAATAACATCTTGAGTTATTTATACTGTAACTGTTCTGATATAAAGTCTTTTAAGTGACATACTCTCATAAATCCAGGAGTAGCAACTGTATAAGCTTTCCATTTTCGATCACCTATCAAGTCGATACCGGTTGCATAATATTTAGTAGTCAGTGCACCATCTAATTTTTTTATTTTATCTATAATCAACTGCAAAAACTCGACATAATCTTCAATAGTCATTGGGGCATCCATATCAGTATACATCTCAACACTATATCCCGTAACTCTATCTGTAATTTCACACATCTCGCGAGTTGTCCAGTATATCTCATTTAAGGGACGATTATCTAATATAGGAATTTCTTTACCGTCGTGATATCGAATACCTCGAAGAAAATATATTGAGCCGTTATCTTTGCGAAAACATCCGACAAATTTAGTATCTCCATCAACCACTGTTCCTTCATCATAGTCATTTTTATACGAAAATTTAGAATGGCTACATACACAGCCCATTTTATACTATTATTTTGATAAAAAAAAACAGATTATAAATTGTACTAGAAACGAGGGTAATATGCTGATATACCTTGATAATTTTGCGCGCTCTGTTGACGACCACTTTCCATCATCATAGGATCGGAGCCAGCGAACATATTAGCAAATGGATTACCGTTCATTAAAACATATCCACCTCCTAAAACAACAACTGCAATAATGATAACCCAGACCCATCCGAGACTGGCAAAACCGTCGAATATACTAGTGATAATATCAGATATAAAGTTTGTCTGAGTGGCTTTTGACTGTTGGTCAGCCTCATTCTCTATAGCTTGAACGCTCTTCAGTTCGTTGACAACTTTTTGAGTATTATTTAAAAGTATATCCATCGTTTGCTCTTGTGTGACATTCGTAAAGATATTATTACTACCTTTGATGACTAATTGCTGATCGAGGTTAGTATTATTGATAATTTCAGTTATAGATGTTTGATTGATTACTTGACGAACTTCGTTATCTATGTTAGTCTCTGCTTCAGCTTTAGATTTTCCTAAAACTCCAAGAACCGAAACACTCTGCGATTCTGCGGCTTGTTTAACAGCAGTAGCAACTGACTGCTGTATATCGGCCATGCTCTTACTATCTTGTGCGCACGTAGAACTAAACTTTACATATTGCCCTTGCCGCACATTATTTAATACGTTATAATTGCCCTCAACAATAAATGATTGAGTTACTGTAGTCTGTGAACTACATCTTAAGATACTTTGCATCAAAGCATCTACTACTGTTTTAGTAGTGACACTTGATTTAGTCTTTGAACTAGCTCCACCCATTCTATATATTTTAAAAATGAAATTATATAATAATATATTTAATGTTTCAAAAATCTTATAAAGAACATATTAAAGCATGGAAAAAAATCAGTGAACCCGACGAGCTTACAAGTAAAAAGATAATTCACAACGCACCTGCTTATACCGAGTACTTAGTCGATTTAAGTAGCAGACTACCGGATTATGAAAGTACTAAATGGTGGTATAATAAAACTCAAGGGGATCATTATAGTTATGAACTGGAAGAGAAATTATTCGATCATAAAGACGAAATACGTAAAGATACATATCATGAATTACGAACAATATGGCTTAAGAAAATATATCGACTTTCATATATAACAGATGATTTCTTTACGGGATACTTTTTGGCCAAATTATTATTACCAAATACTTCAAGTATATCTAGTTTATTTCATTTTGGATATACGAATCGGCATATCACGACTGGTTTTTTGCATTGTGCAAAAAACATGAAGAAACGCGTTGAGATATATGGAGCCGATAATTATCGAGCAAATACTCAATATCTGAACGGCATTACCAAAGATGGTAATCTTCTTAATCCGAATACACTAAAAAGTATTCGTAATCAGATCAGCGGAAAAACCGATAAACTTACATATTACATATGCGATATCAATCCGAAAACTAATGCACATCTATATAATAGTCTTGCGATTGCTCTTAGTGATGTCTCCGATACATCTGTTATACGTCTTCCTGAACTTCATAATTGGGATACTTGCATTATGATTAACTTCTTCATACTAGTCCTAACACAATTTGATACAGTCATGTTATTTAAAACTCCATGGGGAAGTAAACCTCGATATTATCTGATACTATCCGATAATGACCCACTTAATACTGCAGAAATGACAAAGTATATGTGTTTTCTGACGGCTCTTGCAAAAAACAAGAAGCTGAATTTATATCCTAAATATGCATTAGAAGAGGAACTACGTAAGCCGGTTACTGAGCAGTCTATATTATTGGCGACTATTTTAGAAATTAATAATAAAATTAGATCGCTTGTCAAAATAAATACTCAGACTAACCCTGCAGAAGTGAATACTATATGGATAGAAAAAATAATGGGTGAAACATTTGATGATATTGAACAGACAGAAAACGAGATTGATTCGCCTAGACCTAACTTTGTCAAAAAATAAAACTATCCATACTAGATCCCTTTATAGTGCGAGCTTATATTATTACTCGCCCTATCGTACCACATACTCGGGATATAGCACAGATATCCACTGGCGTTATGTATGGACGGTACATAATTACCAGGTTAATATTGGTCGTCTCATCGAGGGAAGGTTTATTCCCTGTTCATATGTCCTTTATGAACAAAGTATATTTACTTTGATATACGACCACATTAAGTTATTAACACAACTTTAACATGAATGAAATATTACTATTCTTAATATTTTTAGTTTTTGTTATAGTAATAGCAGTATTTTACAAGCCTACTTCATCCGAGACAACACCTCTTTCTCCAGAATTACTTCAAGGTCTCCGCAGTACTAACGAACACGGACAAAAAATAATATATGGCGATGGGAGTAAACCCTATCGTGAAGATAACTTACTAGTGTATTAGGTTGTTCGAATATTCTTTTTAACGGGTTGAGCTTCTTCATCTTCAACTTCGTCATCTTCAATTTCTTCATCTTCAATTTCTTCATCTTCAATTTTGTCTTTCTTAGGGTTGACAGGAGTTTTAGTTGTTAGTTTCGCCACAGGCTTTGCGGTTGACTTAGCTTTGCCATCATCATTACTTGATTTTTTGTTAGTATTATTGGTTGAACTCCCATTCAATTCACTCGCGGTCGGAGCACTTACTTCTTTTTTTACCTGTTTGGCTAAATACTTAGCTTTCTTTTGTCCATCAGGTTGGTTGAGTAGATTATGGAAACGGACTCCCTCATAGTATACTCCACTACATAGTCCCCAACCACAATCATTCTCATCACACGCTGATTTACTTGCGAGATATTCTTCATTCCCAATATCTAACATACGGACTACACTGGTAAGTACTCTATTGTTAATGCTGGCACATGGATCAGCCCATATTCTATTTGCGATATAAAGTCCGAGAATTTTAAAGTACGTAGTTACATATTTAACCGCATAATCCAATAGTAATTCTTTCCCTTTGAACGGTTCATCGTCTCCTTGTAACCGGGCCTTAATTTTGCTTTGAAACTCATAATCTCTTGCAGCACTTACTTGATGCCCTAATCTTTCTACTGTAGGAATTACACATCGTACCATTTGAGAGGAGGGTTTACGTTTTCCTGTCATATTACTTTTAAGAACTAGATTTACAAACTCACCATCGTTTTTAATATTCTTACCGCCTTCCATAGCATGGATTTCCCAGATAACACGATTAATAATAAATGCTAGCCAAATCTTAGCCGACCTTCCTACAGTAGTAATATTTGACTTTTTCTTCTTAACTAATCTAACAGTCATATTATTTAATTTCTCATCCGACTCAGTTACTTTTCCATTTACTTTTTCGTCTACTTTTCTATTTACTTTTTCGTCTGACTCTTCTTCTTCCTCTTCTTCCTCTTCCTCTACACCTTTATTTTTAATTTGTACTTTGGCTTTCGGTTTAGTATTTACACCCTGTTTAGATTTATTGGCTGTAGTCTTTCTTTCTCCTGGCATAACATATTGACTGGCAGGGTAACGGTCATCTTCATCTTTCTTAACTTCATTTTTCTTGATAGAAATAACTGCATCTAGAATATAACTAGTAAGTGCAGCACCGCATTTGTCTTGAAAATCGCGACTATTTAAACCACTAAATTTTCCAATATATAGTTTATTGATGGCTTCGTTAATAATATTATTATACTGTTGTTTTAGTTCTTCAGCCTTTGCAGCTCTCGCTTCTTTGTCTAACTTCTTTTTAATCTCAACTTGTTCAGCTTCAATTTTATTTTGTTCTTCAGAGTTTGGCTCTTGAGTAGTAGACTTCTTCATGAATTTAGTAGACATGACAATGTAACAATAGAATAGTAAGTTTATAATGTAAAAATAAATTTCAATTTTCATTTTTTTATTCATAGATAATATAGTATGCACGAAGGAAAAAATAAAAATCTGAACTTTTTTATAGAAGACTCGAAGCTTCTGACTGATGCGGCAGTATCAGTTAGTTTTAAGGCTAAGGTCAATTGCTGTGTATTGAATAATCTAAAAGGCGCCACATGCTGCTGTTTGAAACAAGGAGATACTGATAAACGAGCATGGCCGAGTGGTTCTGAAGAAGCAGTAATATGTTTTGCAATGTATTTATTAGTTCGTGATGCTCTATGTGGTAACCCATTAGCTACTGTCAAATCAAAAGTGGCTTCTGTTAATTGCGGTGCTAATGATAACTGTTTCTTTATTACATGGAAAGTCAAATCTAAAATTTCTTCTATACGTAAGTCACTAGGTATGGCTTTGAAAGTTCTGAACCCTAGTAAAATATTTACAGACTATTCACGTTGTGTTAGAGAAATCGGCGGACGTCCTGTACGAGAACATTTTAACTATGTTGCTAATGAAATTGCTTTGTCACTAAAAGATTCTATTGATTGTGGTGTAGTTGGAAGAATAGATTTACGTAAAATAGAGAATTCGCATATAGACGATCTGCTAAAGGTATTAGTTAATAAAATTCGAGTGTCTGACGTCACTGGAAATAAACAGAAGCCTAGTGGACATAGCGAATGTTCTCACGAAGAATATACTGAACTAAAAGTCGACGGATGGGAGGCTGACGTTGTACGTGATTACATCAATGCAAAACTTCGCGGTGTTCCTGTAGTTATATGTAGTAAGACTGTTATGGTTGGCCTTCCTCAAAGTAAATGGAACACCGCTGCAGCTAAACTTAAAAGACTTATCAAAGACTACGTACAATTAAAACATGCTAAGGTCGGTAATGATCTCGCTATTGTAATGGGGTATGCTATGATCGCAAATGCAGATGTTTGTTGTAGCGACGTCAAATCTCTAATAAAAAATAAAATAACTGCTTCCGAAGTAGAGAAGGCGATTAATAAGGCTTTTTAGAAATTCACTAAAAAAATAATTTTGGTAGAGGGCGTTAGACACAGAAGCTGATGATGTTATAGCTATCGAAATATTGTTCTTCATACTCAAAGTTCAGTATAATAATTTGATCGATGAGAGTACTTTAATAGAAACTAGTAAACTATGATACGATCAATAAATCGACTATCTATCGCTACAGAGAAGTAGTTGATGCCGAAAAAGGATTTCTAAATTCTAAGAAGTATAGACAATTATTAGACGCATACCTAGGGATAATCTTTATTTCGAACACAAAGTATCAATTGGAATTGCATATGAATACGATAGAATACGTTTTTTTTCGATAAATAAAATATAAACTACTAAATTTGTCAAAATCAGTTATAGTTCTAATAATATAATGTTTTGTATAGACGATATAGATTTTGTATTAGTTCTAATAATTCTATTATTAGTATTCGGTATCATTCTTTATTACTTTGGAGCAGCAAGTACAGCCATTATAGGAGGTGCTATTACAACTACTCAGAATTTTACACCTGAGAAAAATGGAGGAATAACCAGTATATATACTGACGAACCATACTCTAATTGTGGATTATTTGGATGTGAAGAAGAAGATTATATATTTAATACACCTACAGGCGGAAAAAATACTCGAAAAGGCGAGATTATAGTCGAAGATAATGCTAGATTTGTCTTTGATGGTCATAATCTTATTCATCAGTATTCAGGAAAATCCGCTATTTCTTTAGAAGAATTTGAACGGAATTTAAAAGAAATATCACGCATAATTACCAAAGCAATGCCAGGAAAACAGCTACATATAGTATTGAAAAATCCCGGAGAGGCATTAACGAAACTGTTTAATGAAAAATATGGAGAACAGTTACTTAATAAAACGGCAGAAAAAAAGACAGTAGATAAGAAAAAAACTATCAAGAAATCACTTAAACAAAGACAACCTAAGGAAACAAAGATACCTTATTTTAAACAGCTCGTAGAAATATCAAAAGATTATCCGACTATTACTTATCATCTTGCATATGGCAAGGAGCCAGTGAATACATCTTCTTCTGAACTTCGGCATTATCTACGTGGTAGAGATGATATTTTAGCAATATATTTATCGAAACCGGATGGATATATCATAACGATGGATAACTTCCGCGACTTTAAAGATTTCAATAAAGTACGACCGTTCAAACATTTCTCTGTACAAAATGGAGAAGTATTACCTAAAGAAGACATTTTACCTCAAAGCATAATGCAGTATATCAAGTCTCCAAATCTTGGTAATCATATAAAATATCAGTTTAAAACTCATGATGAATTAAGAAAATTAGGAATACGAAATGGTGCTGTGTATCTGAATGATGAATTAAGTCGGTTTAGCCACTTGTATTTAGCTACAGACTAACAAGAATATAATTCCTCTAATATAAAATGGAAAATAGAATCAAAAAGATCATACCATTTAAACATGAAGTAAATCTAGGACTGGGATCGGATGATTACAATTGGTTGCTATTAGAATTTATAGATAGCGATACTCTTTCAAGACTACCCCTTAATGCCAATCATATAGATCGATATGCCTCGAAATTAAACTGGGATATTATGAGTAGTAAGCAATTAGCAGGGTGGATCTTTGTCAAATATAAAGATAAGATTAACTGGGAGCATTTTCTTCAGAATGGCAAACCGAAAGAGCTAATTTATTTACGATGTGTTAAAGATAAATTACAAGAAAATCAACATCTATTTTTTAAAGCATCAATGAAAAAAATGTATTATACCGTGGAATTTATTGCTATGTTTCCTGAATTCATTGATTGGAACTGGTGCGTTAAACATATCAAATTGACTGATTTTCTCATATTAAAATACTGGAATAATTTTAAGACTGGCATTTTTTCACGATATCATCCTATTTCTATGGAAGTAGTAGAAGCCAAAAAACATCAAATTAATTGGTCGAGAGCAGTTAAAAATATATTAAATGAAGAGATAATCGATCAGGTAGCTGACTTATTAAACTGGGATCTCGTATGTAAATATCAGACTTTATCAGAAGATTTTTTATATAAACATAAGAATCGAATAATAAATCGAATAGTAGCTATTCAAAATGTATGCCGATATCAACGACTTTCGGAAAAATTTATACTTAATAATATTCGCTGGCTCGATCGAGAAATGATATCTCAATATCAAAATTATAGCTTCGAGTTCTTACAAAAAAATATTAGTAAGCTCGACCTCAATGCTCTTTCACGAAACTCAAATTTCAATCAAGAAGGCACTATTCAAATTATTAATCAAAAAAATCGATGGTATATTATTGACGAATCTATTGCCTCATCTGTACAATTCTGTAGTATTATACCGTTTTAGACTGTACTAATATATTTATATTAATTTTTGTTGATGGCGCATAGCAATATACTGTACCATACTTAGATTATCGAGTTTTTCTTGTTCATATTCTTCTCTGTTAGCTCGTCGTCGAGCACCGATTTCAGGAATATCAACAATGCGCCGTCCATCTTTATCGATATATTTGGCAGATTTTATTATCTCAGGAAACGTGTCATATTTAGCTATAGAGTACTTCATTTCATTATTATAGACATATATATCTACTATTTCACCAAGGTCTTGTTTCTTACTGATATATATTTGGCCATCATTATATTCGGGAAAACACTTTTTAATGATTGTATATATGGGCCAATCCTCTCGAATTATTTTTTTCGAGTATGTCTCGGTATCATTTATGAGGTGGTTCATATCCGTGGCGACGTATCCTTCTGCTAGTCGATATATTTTATCGATTAAATCAATGGCTTTTTTGCTGACAGGAAATTCAACTTGGCGAAGTAAACGACTTAGACGAATACTAAACATATATAGGTCCATACAAGTCATTAACTTAAATACTGCTTCATAGTGAAGTTTGAATAAGACTATCAACTCTTCTTTTTGTTTTAATTTATTCGGAAACATTTGCATGTATTGGGTCAGCAATGAATTAAGCTCGCATGCACGAAATTTATCTTCGTCTTTAACGAGTTGGTATGATACCGGTAATGAGATATCTTTAAGTACTCCATACTTTTCGGGATTAATTATACCTCTACTGAAATCGATAATGCTCGCAAAGTAGCCGTTAGTAGGGAAAATATACTGATTATTATCATCTAGTACATATAACACCTTATTCTTTTTATCTTTATTTTTTATGGCGACTGGATCAGGATAGTAAATCGGTCCTATAGTCACATTATTAAGATGAAAATCTCCATGTAAGACACCAAGCTTAGTATTTAGGCAATATAAGTTATAACATACCTCAAATATATATTTGGCAAAATAATCATAGTTATTATCTCTAAACGGCTGGTTTATCATCTCGTCATATATTTTCGATTTAGGAATAAGAGAAATACTGTCAGCGAATGTACGGCCTACGTATTCATTTGCAAAAGCTAAGGTCACTTCTGACATAATAATTTCTTCTATTGAGTAATTAATAGGATCTTCAATTTTATCGTGCAGTTTTTTGAATTTGGCCGAAATGAACTGCCGAATTTGCGCTGAATTTTTTACTATCTCTTTTAAATTTTCTGCGGCAAAATAAGTACCACGTTGGGCCTCATATAGAATATGCAGAATATCACGAGCTAATTCGGAGTTTTTCATACGTTCATATTGCGACTTATTATCGTACAATCCTTTACGAGAATTTTTAATATAAAACCAGTCGAGAATAATTGGAAACCCGGGTGCTATACTATTTACTACTAGATCATTAGTTTTATTATTAATAAAATATTCACGCCATGGTTTATATCGAAGTCGTAATGGATCTTGCACCTCTTTAATGTTGAGCGGAATCATTTTATATCCACACTGCATATATCTATCAGTACCTCGAAAGTTGGCCCAAGTATGTGATATTTTAGCCTGAAATGTTTCCACGCGATCGGCACCATATTTCTTAATTAACTCTTTCATAAATTTAATATCTATCTCGCTTTCTTTAAGTAATATCTGTTTGAATGCTTCATTAATATGTGATTTAGTAACGCCGATCATCTCATTGTATATAGCATAGAACCAAGTAATTACGAAAATTGATTCTTTAATCATCTCATTTTTAACACTATATTCTACTTCCGTATTTCGTAATTCTTGTTCGAGTTTAGGATAAAAATAACTTACTCGAAGTGACCATTGTCGACGAATCTTAATGCGGTTAACATATTCTTCAAGTTCATGCCAGATATCTGGATATGTTTTCTTCGCGACTAGAATGGATCTATATAGACAAAATCTCGAGCGATACTCACCATCGCTAGATATATAACTGGGCGATGCCGAATAGAAGGTAAAGACTATATTACCATATATATTACCCTTGTTAAATAAGGCTTTACGTACAGGTTTAATACCAGATAGTAACTCGCAAAATAGTGTTCCAAAATTGACTTCATGCTTGCTTGAGTAATCATATAGTTTCATCACTGCTACTACCATATCCATTGTATTATATAAATATTTGTATTTCATGGAGGTGATATTATCCATCCGTAGAATAGAGCCATGTTCGGGATTTATAATGGCCTTTGAAATATTTGGCATTTTTTTAAACTGCCATTGCTTCATATATTCTTGGTAATACCATAGTACATGGCGATCCATCTCTATTTCCGACCTTATTTTTTTATTCTGGACATAACTAGTTGGAAGAGTTATCTTATTAAACTCCTTGCGTTTAGCTATTAAGTCGTCTGTGACCATAGGCACTATTGGAGACTCATTGTCTGGAACATCTACTAATTCTTCACTATCATTTTCATCTTTGTTTTTTTTCCCTTGTTGTATAGATTCGAATATTTTATGTGATTTATTATCATTAAATTCATCAGACACGGCGCCGCCAAACAGTTTTTCCGGAATATTTTTGTCTGAATCCATCTATATTATATCTATTAATTAAATTTCACTTAAATTATCAAATAGTTGTATATATACCATGTTTAGCATAGATAAAAGAGTATCTGAGGCTTTAAAAGCTAAAGATGGAATAAAAGTAGTCGATAATATATCACAATCTGCAGGCGTCTCGGTTATTGAAACAAACGGCGGACAGAGTAAAGATGGTCAGATAGAAATACGTACCGATGAAAATATCTGGCCAAAATTTTATGAAGCATATGCTGAAATCACTCGTAATAACTGGGAAAATATTCCAATAGGCTCGTATTTAAGATATATTAATGATGAAGGAGTCCTTAAAACTGGAGCTAAACTTAAAGAAATTATCAAAACTCCAGATAATGAAATAATATTTACCTTTTACAAATATGTTCGCGGTCGTCCCGGATATAAATGGAGTATTTCGAGCAATAAAATACAAAAAGTTTTCAAATATCGCAAAATGGAAGAACGAACGCCGCGATCTACTGATACCAAGACCAGCGAAAATAACACTGTCTCCAATAATACGGATCTACTTAATAATCTAGGTAATAAATTACTATTTGAGGACAACGATACTCTAATAAAAAAAATAGAAGCGTTTGAAGTTCGACTTCAAACCATTGAAGCAGAGGTTCAAAAACTAGTATCTATTATAAAACAGGCCTATGAAAAACGTCGCCGAAACTGAAAAAAAAATTAGATTTCAGTATATAACTCGAAAAAAAATAGTAAAATTTTAGTAAAATTTTATTAAGTTAGAGTACTTAATTATTCCCTAGAAAGAATACAATTAGGCGCTGAAAGTTTCGAGGATGAATAACATATTCGTATAAAATTCTTTTTTGTTGAGCGGGTTCGCGATCCTTTAATGTAAATTTGACACTACGTTTAAATGAATCAAGTAGATTTTCAGCAAGTTTACCTTCGGGTGTCGACGTATTCACGTTTTCAATATCGAGCATTTTTTCAATAACATTTTGAATAACATTATTATATACTTCGAATGTTTTCTGATATTGAGGAAATAGCATCCCGAATAGTTCATAGTCACTACCGTTTAGATATGCAAATAGAGTCACGACTAATTCCTTAGGCCATTTTTCATTATGACATAGGTTGATAGTTTCATTTTCATACCAGAACTTTCGAATAGTAGCCATTAGCGAACTTTCAACCATCAAGTCACTATTTGCTTTAGTAATTTCGTAATTGATAGATCTTAAAATAAATCCGAAACACACTTTATTTTTATCGGCAAGATAGTTATTGAGAGAATTTGATGCCATCTTATATAGTTCGCGCATTGAAGTCACTGGTTCAGTATATAATTCTTGAGGTTTAATCTGTTCGACAGGAGAATTACTTGATGACCAGAGGTAAAATTTACTATTCGAATCAAGATCTACTGATTGAATAAACCATATTTTATATGTAGGAACTCCATTATAATAGAATCTATGAAACTCGGGATGTTTAAATCCAAAGCTATAGCACCGTGATTTATCTAGTTGATTAGTAAACTCCTCCCATGTCATCGGGATCTGGGCAAGGCACTCCGTGATAAGTTCCTGATATGTTTTATCTTCCCACTTAACGTTATTCATTTCATATCCTCTAGTAGTGGAGATAACCCAGCGATTATTGTAGAAGTACATGTTGAAACAAGTACCATCTTCGATCTTATAAATATGATATAGACCTTGATGAAGGAATTTATTCGCACTATCTGTATCGATGTTATGTCGTAGACTTCGTGCCGGAACCATCAAAGGCTTCCACGTCTTAAGTTCTAAAATTAATCCATTCGCTTCTTGAGTATAGATATTAGAAGTATGATTTTTATATGATGGCACACTACTAAAGATAATACGCTCTGAGTCAAAATTAGTCTTTACACCTTTCTTAAATAAGACTTTTCGAGTCTCTTCGATGTCATTTGCAGCGGAGTCGGTCATAAACTTAATGATTGCGAGAGTATCGGATTGTGCCATGATGTGGTACTTTTAATCTATATAATCTTTAACATAAAATAAAAATCACATTTTATAATATCTACTATATAAATGGCACATATCTTAAATAACATGCGATTTATTAGATTTTTTTTATTAAAGAAACAGGAACGAAAGCCAAGATATTTATTTGCAGCGTGTAGCATATCAAACATGCCAAGTATTACAATAATATTTATTTTAAATCGAAACCAGAATTATAAGAAATAGTATACTATTTGATTACTGATATTATTAATATACTAACTATGAAGTTTTTTTCGTTGATATAATTTTTATATCGGTAACTTTATTATCTAGTTTATTTTTTCCTATATCTTTTATATATCAACAAAATGAGTTATCAAGATGTTGGAATGCGTAATACTTTAGGGAATTCATATGGTACAATTCCGGAAGATGTGTACTTTAGAAAAATTGCATCATCACCATATAGTTATGAGGAGGCAGCAACTGATTTAGATACACATTTTCGATCTACATTAATTGATACTAAACCAGACACTCCATTATTTGCCAGTGATGTTCCTCGATACGATAATCATAGCGAAGAACGTCTTAATCTTCGTTATGGAGGAGCTCGTAGTACCGAGGATCCATATCTTCCTGATGGTACTTTTTTAGATCATGAATTTGTTCAACGTGACCCCCGAGGTGTAGATACTGGACCCGATATGCGTAAACACTACAAGCAGCAAATGGCACGAGCATCTTTGATTAAACTTCATAACGATAATGATTATTCAATTCCTGAATCAGGTATTAATCCGACAACAATGTCACAGAAAATTCGTGGTACTTTTCAACGAACTAAAAGTTTATATAAAGTATTTGATGATTCACTAACCGGATGGCATAATGGAGGTGTTGCTAAACAACAACGCACAGGAGGTAGCGATATCGCAAGACTAGAACAAGATGGAGTTATTCTTGACATCAGTGAAGCTGCTCAACGTAACCGTCTAGATCCTATAAATCATATGTCCAATAACCCCGCAATTGCTTTCCGACATGCTGAGACAGATCATCGATTTAAAATTGCTAGATATAATACTATTCGGCCTATGGCAAGTCTATCAGGCCAAAACTGGAACAACAACAAACGCAGTACGTACGTCGATCATAAAGTTAATGAAATGAATAATGAAGTGCGAAATAAAATGCTTGCGGAGCTTATTGTTGATTTGCAAGCTCAGCGAAATACTCGTCTTGAAGTTACTAAAGGTACGGATTACGGCAATAGCCGCGTATCGATAGTAGGTAAAGCTCGATTACATCCAGCCGAAATACATAAAGTTATGCTGATTGGTATTAATAGATCTCAAGGAGCTACTCCCCACGAAGCATTTGAAGGAGCTCTTCACATTCGTAAATATGGAGAGTTTACTCCAAACGGAGAACGCGAACTAGCTCGTGAAGTTAGCATTAATCATGAAATGTTAGAGTCTATGCAACTTAGTAATATAAAAGTACGCGATCGTAATCTCGACGATATCCGTGCAATGCGTGATGTCGTTACACAAAGCGCAGCTCAATCCGGAGTTTTTATTGAGGGGATGACTCGAGTAATGGGCAAATATGCCACAAATACAGGAGCTCGAGAAAGTATGGATACTAGATATATCGAAGAAACGAAAGAAGTACAGACATACGGTGGTATGAAACCTGCCAAACAACGTAACCAAAATATAGACTATGATCAATCCCTAAACAATTCGCGGAGTAATAAGATGAGTCATGCCCGCCGTAAAGGTCATTCCCTTAAAACGACCGATGATTATGATCAAGAACAGGACCAGGGATTATTTGAATTTGGAACGTATGATCGAGCTGAAAATATGACCGTCGAACGAACTAAAGGACGTGGTACTGACCGTATTGATGCTGGTGATATCTCTCTAGATGGCAAATTTGGCCAGTTTGGAACTATTGATCTTGCTGAACTAGCTCAGAGGTAATATAAATATTATATCCTTGATTTGCATAGAGGTACTTGTTTACTAAATTGTGTCATTGTATTAATCAATAAAAAATTGAAGAGTTCTTTAATATTTGAGGAGATTAGAAGGGTTGGATTTTATACTTAGCTTGGATTTACTATCGAAGTTATATTTAATTGTTGGCTGTATAAAAAGACTACGTCTGTGACTAAGACTGCTCTTGAAGCCGATTCCTGGTATATTTTGGTAAGGCATTGTTTTTTTGTACAAAAAAAATAGACTCGCGGAGATGTATCAGAAAATAAATACAAGTTTAAACTATAATATGACTTCATCTATGCCATTTACTTATTTAGAGTTAGCTTCATTTACTAAGGTTTTATCAGTTTTTTCATTATTTGGTTCCACAGCTTCATTAGTAGATACTACGGTTGCATTTGATGGTTCTGAAGCTTCGTTTGCTTTAGTATCAGACTCCGATGTTTTATCAACTTCATTATCAGACTCGGATGTTTTATCAACTTCATTATCAGACTCCGATGTTTTATCAACTTCATTATCAGACTCGGATGTTTTATCAACTTCATTATCAGACTCCGATGTTTTATCAACTTCATTATCAGACTCGGAGGCTTCTTCTACTTTTTCTAATACATATTTGGCATCATATACATTTTTTTCGTCGCTATTTGATATGAACGAATTACCAAAACGCAAATAGATATCGTATACAATATTTAGCCATAAACATAAACAGAGACTCCATATAATTATGTAATTCATGTCTAAATCGATGCTAATACTAAGAGCTTGCATGAGTATAGTAATGTGGATTTTGTTCTCGATTGATTTTATCATGTTAATAATATTGATATTATAAAATATAAATTCAATTTTTAATAAGATAACTATATAAAATCTGCCGAAATAAGATATTAGAATAGTTAAGTACATTGATGAATTAAAACCTTAAAAAAAAATAATTAATTTTATAAAATCATGTCTAGAGACCGAACAAAAAAATCGAGATCTGTACGTTTATTTTATTGTTTTGCAGGGACAATTCCAGCCTTTTCTTGAGCATCTTGTACAAATGTTGGAGCTTCGGCTGCCGTGAAAATATAGTCTTTAGTTACCTTCATAGTACTCGGATTAACCTTCCAGATATCTACTTGAACAGCATCATCAGGACAGTCAGGCGACGCCATGTCGCCTATATGACTTGCTCCCATCTTTTGCATTTCAGTATTTTGACTACGCCATTTCTTAAAGCTTTCGGCATCTTTACCGTCAAGCAGTTCATTGCGTGCTTTAGCTTTGCGAACACGTTTCTTCATCAGGTCTTGACCAAGTCGTTCATCCCGTTCTAATTGTTTAATCATTTCCTCTAAAATAATAGTATTTTCATTGTACACATTAGTATTCTCGCGCTGTTCTTTGAATGAGTCGAAGAAGTTCCATTTACCGGTCTGAGCCGTAAAAATTTCAGCAATAACCTCGTTACTATGTTTCTTCTTAAATGCCTCTGCTTCAGCTGCAGTTGCATGATGAGAATAAATATTAATAGCAAGTTCTAGGTCAGGTTTCTCACAATACAGATCATTTACAGCATCGCGTAATGTCTCAAGATTATTCTTATAGTAAGTAGTAAATCGACCAAAGGTATCATGAGGAGGAATAATAGTACGTACTGTACTCGCTAATGTTGGATCTGGACCGGTATCTGATTTTTTAGAAGGGTCTAGAGCCTCGGTAGAATTAAGTGCTTCAGTTTGATTAGGTGTCTCGATAGGAATCTTGCGGACGATCTTTCCATCTTTATCTTTAATAACACGATATTTCTTCTTGCCCGGCTGGTTTGAAGATACTTGATTATCAACGGTTGGTGTTTCCTGTTGAGTTTGAATATTTTTTAGTTTAGCGACAATATCCGCATATAATTCTTCTTTAGCCCTGAAATCTTTATCAGTCTTCTTAAGATGTTCAATAGCTAGAAGCGCTGCTTCAGTATCAATCGGTTTACGAGATAGATCCGCTCTATTGGGACGATATGCAGATCGTACGTGTTCGTCCGGATTAAACTGGAAAAATTCTTCCATAAACATAAATACAGGTACTCGGAACTTATCCATCCACATTCTATTCATTTCCCATTCCTTAATAGCACGTTCGTCTTTATTTTCTACGAGGATCTGAGGAGTGTCGAGCTTACTAGGATCTTTTAGATAATCTAATACGGATACCACTGGGAGACCTTCAGGGACCTTCCATTCGTCATTCATACGGTTTAAAAATCCGATTAGAGCAGTAGTAATAAACTTTTTCCAGTACTCGAGATGAATTTGAGTAATTGAAAAATTAACATATTCATCCGAACCCTCGATAGTACGGCCGTAGGGGTTCATTTTTTTCTTCATATTAAGAATCTCGTCGGGAGGAAGAGAGGCAAGATCCTTCTCATCGAGTTCTTTAAGTAGTTCTTCAAGAACATGATGGGCAGGTTTTTTTGTTGATGACATTGTATACTCTACCAGTCCGTTACTATTTAGATGGTAAAAAAATAGATTTGTCTTCTTACATAGACGGTCAATAAAATTATTTAAACCCCCATTTAATAATTAATAAGTCCAATCTATATGGCGACCATAGATAATATAAATACGAATATAATTTCAAAAATAGGTGAGTTGAAAAAAATAACATCTATCTATGCTAAGTACAGTTTAGACGAAAAGGATAATTCTGCTATTGAATCGTTTCAATCTGATTTAGATGACATTTTAACGACATATGAATTAGGAAGTATCGAGATTCTTCGAGAATATTATGATATGACGACTGTGTTCGAACGAAAACAAGATCTATATGCGAAATATATGACTTTTCTGAGTACTGAAAATATTCAAGGGCGCATAAAACGCATATACAATTATTGCGTAAAACTAAAAAAGTACGAAGTGGATGAACCTGAACTTTATGAGGCGTTTCGAAATTTCGAATATACAAATATCGATACCCATTATCAAGATGAAGTAAGTAAGATTTGTGGCAAGTGTAAAATAGCATTTGTGATTGAGTCGAAAACGAGTGAACTCGTATGTAACAGATGTGGTCAAAGTGAGAAATTATGGGGAACTGTTTTCGAAGATGAACAGTTTTTCTATCAAGAAGGTCAACGAACTAAGCACGGTAAATATGATCCTGCTAAACATTGTCGATTCTGGATTGATCGAATTCAGGCAAAAGAATCTGCCGATCGAATTGATGAGGTGGTTGACCAAATTAAAATGTGCATGAAACGTGATCAGATATGGCTAGAAAGACTGAATTATGAGATGGTGCGAAAATATCTTAAGGAGATTGGTAAGACCTGTTTTAATGAACATATTCCTTTAATTCGAAAAATCATAACTAAAAAAGAGCCGGCTCAACTCACTGACCACGAACTCAAACTTATTAATATGTATTTCTGTCGAGTAGTGCAAATATATAATCGGACCAAACCTGATGGTAAACCTAATTTTCCATATCATCCGTTTTTCATATATAAAATCATAGAACAGATTTTGAAAAAGCCAGAAGATGCACGGCGCAAGGCAGATATATTATCTACTATACATTTGCAGTCGCGAAATACTCTTATAGTTAATGATATTTTGTGGAAAGATATACTTAAGTATATTCCAGAATTTGAATATATTTCTACTGATGGTAGTAGATAAAAAATTCTTATAAAGATTTTGTTCAATTTTAATAGAAAACTATGTACAGATTCATCGAAAACGATCCTGATAATTGCAATATATGTTGGTTCTACTTAGATGAGTATTCTCTTAAGTATATACAACAATATCATCCATCGATTAAAGTACACTTTATACTTCGAAGTAGTAAAATTGCGTTATTAAATACTAACGAGTATCGATTCTATCCAAATAACAAATATTATTTAGTTATTAAAGATAAAACAATTGAATGCTTTTTCGAAGATACTGATTTTGTACCGGAATGGGCACGTGGAGAAATACCAATTGGTGTATCTGAACAACTTATAAAAAAAGAATACAATGAAGAATATTTCGAGGCAGTCGATTTACAAGATAACTATTATGATGCATACCCAGTTGAACATAAATCTGAAAACGACCTCAACAATGAACATAGCGATAACGACCTAGTTGATTTCATCGAAGAAGAACCATCGCAGAATGAAGAACCTGAGGAAGTATGTGAATACTGTAACGGAGAAGACGATGAGTGTTATTATTGTATGGAGTCGATGACATAAATTAAATGGATTAACCTCCTACATTTTTTGTCGTTCATTAAATGCCTTACATTTTTCACCATCAAAATGGTATAGTTCAGATTGATCAGGTTCAAATGAATATAGATTATCATCAAGTCGTTGATTTTTTTCTAGATAAGCCGGACGAGGAGTTACCAGAGTTCTTTCTTTGTCTTTAAAAATTACTTTCATATCTTCAAGCATTAATATATACGATTCTGACCAATTATATTCACCGTATACTTCTACCGTAGGTAGGTATTTTTCATATTTGTCGAATCGTTCCTCTGCATTAGTTTTAAAATCTGATTCGGAGTATTTATCAGCCGCCCAAAATAAAATCTTTTGTAGTATTTGATACATATATAGATATCGCACGTTTTTATAAAATATATAAAAGGTTAATAGATAACACATCACGGATTGTATATTGCAAACTGTAAAGTATGGCTGACTCCAACAACCAATCCGATGTCCTTTATTATCTATAATCTGATATATAGTTTTTACAGATTCGATATCAATATGCCTTGGTACTTTATCAACGATAGGATTATAATATATAGGGGTGCCTTTAATTTTTTGTAATAGTTTAGGAAATGTATCAGTATAAAAAGTAACCGGCGTATCATCCGGTGTCTCGACCTCAATATGGTCGCCTTCAATTTTAATAGACCCGAGGACATCTATAGAAGATTTGTCTGTGGCATATACGAAATCATCTTCGATCGCTTGTTGTATCCACAAGAGTCCGGCAACATATCCTCCGATACAATTGTCTTTAAGTAATGTTTGAGTTAGGCGTGTTTTAGTACGATGAGTATACGAGATAACACTAATATCTTCTACGTCAGGGAGCGGATAGTATTCTACTAATAGATCGTATCGTTCAATATCCTTTTTCCATCGCGCTAGAATAGTCTCTCGAGGTGGATTTTCAAATGGTAGACTGAGTGCACGATGCTGGTCTATCATTTGGTAAAACGGATGTACGATTGTAAATCCCTGATAATTTAATGTTGGAATTCTATCATATATGATCGGAGGAACATATGTTATATCAGCCACTGTCACGAAATTAATACGAACTTTCATAGTGCTAACATGCAATGCTCGTATAACGCTAACGCCTTTAAATTTTTGAGCAAGTTGCTCGCCTAAATTATACGCATCTTGATGAAAATTAGGTGAGTAAAAATCATAGTCGGGTATTTTGTTAGACTTATACAAGAATGTCCCTTTATCTCTAAGAGCCATGTCGATTGCCATTCCTCCAGTTAGAATTCGTTTATTAACCATGATAAATTTTTTAACAAGTTCTAATGCTTCTATAAGATCATCTTTTTGGAAATCATGATTAAATAAAATTGTCTCATGGTCTGGTATATCCCCACCTTCAAAAAGTTCGAAGGTAAACAAAGACATTTATATAGTAACTTAGATAGTAGTGTTAAAAATTTTATCACTAGTTTTCGATGTTACATGATCATGGGTCTTGCTTTATAAATTGACTTACAATTTTCATATAAAAATAAAAATTGAATTTTTCGTGTATCATTATCCCCCCATTATCGTAGCTAGGTATTTATATGTGTGATAGTGATTCTGAATTCGAATTTGTCGAAATCGGCATGTCAAGCAATATTGATAAAGAAATTATTAAACAGTATGTCATCGAATACATTAAAACCACCCAGGGATCTACTAAAACCGAAAATGAGATTGCCGCAGACATGAAAAATATTGCCGATAAAATCCGTACTCAATATCTTGCAATCGGGTCTAATTCGACTAATGAGCAGCCTAAGACAGTCATCAACGCTAGTATCGAATCACCTAAATCTGAAATTGACCCGCCTAAAGTCGTAGTCGAACCGGCTATTGAACAGCCTAAAGTCGTAGTCGAACCGGCTATTGACTCGCCTAAAGTCGTAGTCGAACCGGCTATTGAACAGCCTAAAGTCGTAGTCGAACCGGCTATTGA